TCAGTCCAGGTCTGAGACAGTCTTGTTAGACCGCCACTCAGGCACCTTGGCCACTGGAGCCGGTTCAATGATGCCCACCGCAGCCCGCAGGACTACGGGCCACCCATGGCCATCGATGTAGTGCCGGATGCCGTTCTGGCGCAGGAACATCAGTTGCCGAGCCTTCTGGGGCGTGCGCGTCAGCGCCTTGATCTCGTCGCGGGTCAGGCAGAGCTTTTCTGACATTTCATACCGCCTTGTTGGATCGCCATGCCAGCCTGGGCGAGTCAGCCGTCAATGGTGCCCCAACCGCCTTACGTAGGACGATGACCCTGTTGTACTCGTCAACGTGATGCTGGATGCCGTTCTGGCGGAAGAAGTCCAGCTGTCTAGACCTAATCGGAGTTCTACTGATTTCCTCAACCTCAGCGCGCGACAGCACTTCCCCAGACATCGGACACCCCTAAGCGACCAGTGCTGATCATGCCGCAGGGAGGTACTCTCGGCCAGATCGATTAAGGAGGCCCGATGGACACACCAGCACCTTTGCCCAAGCTGGAGGCAGAAATTGCCGCTTTAAGGCAACAATTAGCAGCATTTCGATTCGACTTGGCGGGCAAAGACTGGCTAACGGTCGAGGAAGCGGCCCACTACTGCGGGGTGTCGATCAGCCAGTTCAACACCAAAGCTGCGGGGTACTCGCTGGCCCCTCGGAACTTCATGGGTAAGAAGCTGTACGAGAAGGCAGCGTTACACCGGGCCATTCATGGAGCTAGCCAGTGGGGACAGGTGTCGCTGACGGGATATGCCGTGGAACCACAGTCCCCGGGCGTAGCCGCGGCCCTTGCAAAGCTGGCTCGCTACGAAAGACGACGCGGACGGACTTGAGGAGAGGCGTTTGAACGTTAGCGGAAAACTCATGACCCTGGCCCAGGCAGCGGAGCTGTCTGCATGCTCGACCAAGACGCTACGCCGAGCCATAGATGCAGGGCGCCTGAAGGCCTGCCGTCTAGGCCAAGGCGCAAAGTCAGATCGCATCCACCCTGCCGATCTAGATGCGTGGTGGGCTGCATCTCGACTCGAGCCCCTGCAGTTCCCCGCCTTTCCATACGCACGCCTGGCACCGCCGCTCGACACGGTAGATGAAAGGCTGGACCGGCTACTCAGCCCCTCGCAACGCAAAAAGAAACCAGTATCGAAGCAGAAGGCTCGACCTAAACGCTGAAAGGGCTATAGCCCCAACTCCGCCGCCAGCGATGTCCCGACCTTTCCAACGGGCATGGTGACGTCACAGTGACACTTCCCAATCAGCTACCCCAACAAAAACCCCGCCGGAGCGGGGCTAGTTCAATGAGTGGGCTTGGACCTGATAGTGCTCTTGGAAGTCTGTGAGCCGCATGGCCTTCGCAATTTGTCCGAGCAGGGCAGCCTCTTTGGACGCCTTAAACGGCTGCTGCCTGTCATCCACGATGTAGAGGATATCTTGCGGTTCATCCAGGTCCCGCTGTACCAGAATCGCCTTCCTCATGCGAGAACTAGTAGCTCGCGCGTCCGCAGGGATGGCATCCACCAGCTGCAGACCCCATCGGAACATGAAATCGACGGTGTCGCCATTAGATAGGCGAACTATGGGATCTCTCTCTATAGCAACACCCGGCGCCTTTTTCCGCATTAGTTGTTCAACTTCGTCCGCCAATGTTTGGTCAGCGTCGCGAGTCTCGAAATGTTCTTCCTGCCAAGACACGATTCTTGTGAACAGTGTGACGATTGAACGGCCAAGGTACAGCTCGTCACCCATCGGCACGGAACCAACGATAGCTCCGGTTGAATCGATGTCGAAGCAGCAGTCTTTAGCTATCTGCGTTATACCCCGGCTTGAGCGGCTGTCGTCCAGCTTGAAACCTAGGCTCCGGAGCTGGAAGAGCGTTAGGCCATCGTCTGTGAAGTAGGTATATCCGCGCGACTGTGTCAGATAGAAATCGAGGGGAGAACCGCCAGGCAGCAGAATCGGCGTGCTGACGTACAGCGCTTCGTGCTGCTCCAAATACTGACAGCGCCATCCCAGCGTCTGTAGCAGGTTTTGGCAGTTAAGCATATTCAGTTCTTGCCGAAGAGGTCGTCTACAAACGGAGGTGTCAATGGGTAAGCGTCGTTATCGTACACCCGAGAGTGCCGCTGAAACCGCTCAATCCACCCCATGACTGACCCCACATCAAGGCCGGTCTTCACGCTTCTTGCTCTGTGAGACAAGCCGAATTCTCGTTCGTCCCCGAGTTGGATGTGGCTTCCATATAGTTCCAATCCCGGCTCGACGTGGGAGCGCTTGTGTCCTGGCATAACCTCCAAGGCGAAAACGCGAAGCCGACGCCCACCAGATGCCTGCATGAGGCTGTACTTCTGGTACGGGCCATAGGCCCGGAACTGCACCTCACCACGGAACTCCAGGCCGGGAATCACTATGCGGTTCAGATCAAGTACGGCACTCTTCGCGGCTATCGCGCCGGCATGGTCGGACCGAGGTATCCAGGCGATTTCCTCGCCAACGTATTTCGCACTTGCACAAATCTCGCGTGCTTCTGCCATCCAATCCATGATGTATTCCTTACTGCTAGTCGGCCCAGCCACCTACCCAATGGACACGGCCAATCACCGCGCGGGCGCCATGCCCTCTGCGACAGATGCTACCTGTGCGGAAGGCTCTCGCCAATGAGGATATTTGTTCACACTTGTCCCGCCCCGTCCCTCGGCGTCCAGACTAGCTCAAGGATCATCCAAAGGACGCTCTCTGATGGGCAGGTCTAACTTAGGCATTGGTTCGCGGCAGCAACCTTCATCTTGTCATTGCCGGAGCGCGTTAAGCCGCTCTACCAAAAAGGCATCTGGGTTCCATTCTTTTTCGGGCCGCCTAGGTACTCCGGTAGCGAGCCTGAGCTTTCCCGCGAGCTCCACCACCATCACACCGATCTCCGCAAAACGAAGCTGACGTGCAGCAATGTAGGTGTCGTAGGGAAAACCGTCGTATTCATGAACACCCGCCAAGGACTGCTTGGCCTCATCGATCTCAAGGGGCAACGAGAGAATGGAGTACATCAGGTTCGGATCAATGGACTTCCACTCGACCTTCACCGCCTCCCAAGTGAGCTCTGGGGCCTGAGTCTGTTCAAGATAGTATTCCTGTCCGTCCTTCGTGTGGCCCGCCGGATGACCCTGCGCGGTGCCGTCATCGCCCGCTACGGAGGCGCATCCATGAATAAGGCGCTCGAGTTCGATCAGTACAGTCGCTCCTAGATAGGCGGCATCAGCCGTTCTGTCCCGCCTCCTCTTCCATATGTCAGCAAGCTGCGCAAGCAGCCAACCTATGACTACGCCGCCGACAATATTCCCCAGTGCGTCCATTCGTGTCCCTCTGTGCCGATGGTCCAACCAGCGAGAATGTCTACCAACCCCGTTCACCGCCTGCCCATCTCTCCAGGTCCAAGCCGGAGACTCCTTCAGCCTGGACATGGCTGCCCTAGGCCGGATGCTACCCCTGAGATATCCCAATGCCAATCGAGGGGGTCTAGGCTGCCTCCTCGGCCAACTCGGGGTCCAGCCTGACGGCGATCGATTCGAACCGATAAGCCGCAGTCCGCAGTCGAGCGGCGCCCCGCCTCCGAGTTGCCCTCGCCCGCCAGTCGCCGCTGTGATTCCTGTCCAAGTCGTCGGCCTGCTGCCATAGCGAGGCCGCCTTCGCGCGCGCCCAGTGCGCCTTGCCGATGCTCTTCTGATCCATGCAGCTACTGTCGCCGCCGACGGTCGCACGCGCCGATACGCAGGCAACGCCGGCTGACTGGGACCGCTACAGCTTCGGGTTGGGGATCGCGTCCAGTCGTCTCTGCTGCTGGATCTCCGTGCGGGAGAGCTTGCGGGCCGGTTCGTCGTTGGCCACCAGTCGCGCCACAGCCTCCTTCAGCGGCACACCCTCCAGAACCCGGACGGCACACCACCGCTCGGCATAGCACTTCCCCTGGGCGACGCTGGCAGCCCGGACCTCCTTGTCTTCCCACAGCTTCCTGCAGGAGAGGCGGACCCGAACGCCCTTGGCATCTGGTTGTACGGCGGCGATCTCCCGGCCGTTCCGCCACAAACCCCAGCGCTCGCCGTCCTGTACCCAGCCCGTGGGGCGAGGTGCGGTCGTGAAGCCGGTGAAGTTGCGGGGCGTGAGCATGAGCGCAGGATACGGACCGGGGTCTCAGATTCCGCGACGGCGCGTCAGCGCCAAACAAAAGCGCTCGCCGGGGCTAATAGATGGTGCCGAGATCGCGAACAACTGTTTCTCCACGCTGTACGAACGCGGCGATGAGCCGTCCACCCGCTACCTGCCGTCCCTCTTCAGCGTTGACGTACTCGGCTTGCAAGCGCCCAGCAGCGAGCATCGCCTCAGGGTGGAAGCTATCGGGCAGATCGCGCAGCGGCTGACCTGGCGCGGCAATACCCCCCACGAGCTCGGCGACGCGAGCAGGCTGCTCGACCCCTGACTTAGCGTAGGCGGTGCCGACGATCCGGTCTTGGGCCTTGGACCAACCCACTACCACGATCTCGGACTGCAGTTGATCCAGTTCCATTTTGGCATCCCGCACCGCTAGGACGTACTTGGGCCACAGCTGGTCCATGACGGGGCCGACCTCCTGCATGATCTGCTCAATGCTGAAGGCCTTCCGGAAGCTGGCCTGAAGGCACAGCTGATACACCCGAAGGAAGAACTGCCCAGACCCACGCGCGGCAACGACGATGTTGTGCTGAGGGATCAGCAACAGCTTGGCACCCTCGGACGTCTCGTCAGTGACGGCGTCTTGAGCAAGCGTGTCGACAGCCACGACCGCCCGTTCCGGCGTCAGCAGTACATTCAGGATGCTCATGGGTCGTTCTGAGGACTAGGTTGCCGAACTATCTCCCGCAGCGCGCGCGCATGTCCAATCAGGGTGCGGCCGATTCGGCCAGCTACCCAGCTGGTTCGGCCAGCGTCCTTCCCTACGCTGCCAGCCGATGCTCGTAGAACGGATGCCGCTTGTCGTCGAAGATCGCGTAGAGCGCGGCCAGGTCGGCCGGATTGGGGTTGAGCCAGGCATGCACGTGCTCGGGCTTGATGTTGATGATCGTCCGGTCATGGCCAGCCTCGGCGACCTCGGGCTCGGGGTCATCGGTGATCGCGGCGAAGGACAGCAAATCGGGTTCCTTACCGGCCGGATCCACCCAGTGCGACCACAGGCAGGCCACCAGCATCGGATCGCCCGTGCGGGGCGTGAACTGCACCACCTGGTTGCCGCCATCCGGCCCCTCCACGTTCTCATAGAAGGTGTCCACCACCATGAGCGCGTGCGTGTGCCCGAAAGCCGGCCGCCAGAAGCCCTCCAGGCTGTCCCGCCGGGCGTTGTAGGTGCCGGGGTAGCGCTGGTCATAGCTGGCCGGCTTGCCGGCAAGCCGGCACTGGTAGCGCATCGGCTTCACCACTCGCTTGCCGCCCTCCGACACGATCACGGTGCCGTACACGCCGGGGAAGATGCGCGAGTCCCGTGCCACGTGCTCAGTGCGCCGGAGGTCGGCCAGCTTGCCCTGGGCTCGGGCGATCTTGTTGGTGGCCACCCGCACGTCGTTCTCGGCCTTCTTCGTGACCTTGGTTTGCAGCGCGCGCTCGGCGTTGACCAGGCGGGTTTTCTGGGTGAACAGCTCCTGCTCGAAGGCAGTGGCATCGCCGGCGTTCCAGTCCTGGATCTCCGCCCAGACCGAACGCTCGGCAGGTGTCTTGCCCGCAGCGAACGCATCGTCCATGGCCTTTGGCGTCTTCGGCCGCTTCTTGCCCGGATCGTGGGCGTACAGCGCCGCGAATTCCTCCATAGACACGACCGCGCCGAACTCGCGCACGAGCTTGTGGTAGTCGGCCTTGATTTGAGCGGAGTAGCACATGGCCGGATTACACCACGGCCAGCTCAAGGCCCCGTGAGCGACGAAGCACGCCGAAACTCAACAAGCGGACGGCTATGATTCACCTCCGAGGCATCCCGGCCCCGTCGCGAACAACAGAGGCCCATGCCCAACACCGGACAGTTCTATCTCCTGCGCGTCGATGGTCAAGCCGATGAGGCCGAAAGGCTCCTCGAGGTGACGGCTGTCGAGTGCAGCTGCCTGCCGTGCGGCTGGACGTTCACGGCCTCGCCCGGCCAAGGCTTAATCACTGTTCCAGGCGGCGCGGTGCTTGCTTGCCCGCACTGCGAGAATCGCCAGGCCGTTAGCCTGGCTAGGTTCTCCGAGTTCATCACCCGCGTGGGCAGCGCGCCACGCTCGGCGCCGGGAGATACTAATCGCAGCAGCCCGTAGTCGGTCCACCGCTAGGTGACGCGAGCCCGGCCAGACAGGAAGAGCTAGCCCGGCAATCAACGGCTATTCAACTGCTGCCACAGACCATCTACTTCCGCAGAGCTGTCCAAGCCGGCCTATAGTGGGTTACCGGGCGAAGCAGATGGTGCAAGTCAGTCAAGCGACAGCTACGGCAATAGCCACTTCTCTCCCTTCACAAGTAGCCCGCCCGCGACTAGCAAGAGAGCTAGAACTCGATATCCTGCCGACCAATGTGCCTTCCTTGTCGGACTCTTCCACGGCCAAAGGTCGATACAGCATTGGCCGAATACTACGACAGCGCCCATAAGAAAAAGGATCGCCACTGTAGTGAGGCGACTGGCAGAGAAAGCAGACGAAACGAGTGCAAACGTTGCTAGAGCCAAGAGAAACATGAATGTAATCGCCGACAGTCCCGGCTTCTCTGGTGCCGAGTTGTCTGACGGGCTCGTGTCAACGTGCGCCAACGGGCGCTCTTCAATGGTTGCCGCGGGGGGAGGCGTGTCGCCTCCAGAGTGACCATTACCGAGTTCATCCGAACCTTGAATATCTGTCGGCGGGATATTGGGTTCTGCTTCCTGTTCTTGCATAAATCTCTCCATGAGAATTAGCTGAAGCTTAGCTTAGCGGCGCCGATTGTGACCAGATTGCGAAGGACAGACTCTTACGCCACCTCACGCCTAATGCCTTTAGGGCCTGACACCGCCCCATTAGTGCCCCCCCCGCTTACTGGCTCATCCATCCCGCCGCGGCTAGTGGACGAAGTACGTCCAGCACTGCAGCTCGGGATTCACGACTACAAGGTGTCGCCCGTCGTAGAAGGCGGCCATTAGACCGCAGGTACAGTGCTCCCCTTCCGGCGCACCGCAGCCCCCCTCGTGGTAGACGAAGTGCTCGTAGACCGTGGGCTGCCGCTCATGGGCGGCTAAGATCCGCTCCATCCAGTCCCAGGAATCCAAGGCTTCTGCTGCCGCGGGGAGGGCTGGGATATCCGCTAGAGAACTCATTCTTGGCCCCCGCCTATTGCCGCAGCCCTGCCAGCACCTGAGCTAGCTCGCGAAGCGCGGGGCGCTCCCCTCCCTTCCAGGCGTTCAGGGCGACCTTTGCCTTGCCCTCGCTGGTGCGAGGCCCCGTCGACCGCTCCCACGGCCGCCATCTCTGGATCGCCAGCGCTTGCCGCCGGCGCCGCTCTGGGGTCCAACCACTGCGCATCTTGGACGTCCTCCAATAGTTTGTTCTGCTGTCTTTTTCTTCCCGCGCGCCCCGCCCTTTCCGGTGCCTGTCCGGGACTTTCCGGGGCATGGTTGTTCACCTGCTGATGGCCGCCGGCAATGTTGGCCTGCTTCACGAACGCCACCGCCCGTGGGTTCTTGATCTCCGCCAGTGACTCCAGCGTGGTCCGACATTGGGACTGCGCCTTCAAGGCCAGCCGCATGTAGGTCTCCATCGCACCAAGGTGTGAGCCCATGTTGAGCGCAGCTCGCCGGCTCATCTCTAGAAAGACGGAGTTGAGGGCAATTGCCTGGCTAGTCAGCAGTGCCTCCGCCTGCTCGGTGCCGCCCTTGGCGTTGGCCTCCACAGTCTGCCGGGTGGACTTCACGAGTGCTGAAAGCTCGTCGCCCCCACTGACCCCGGAGTATTGGCAGAACATCATGCTTACGAAGGCGTTGCTGGCCACCCCCTCGGTAATCAGGCGGGCGGACTTCCCAGCCATGGTCTCCCCGCCATCCACAGGCACCTCCAAGGTTGCTGCGCGGTGGCCGGGTCCCTCTTGGCTTTCCCTGAGGCCCTTTTTCATCTGGTCTATGACTCCGTTTAGCAAGGCTGCGGCCCAAGAGGTGGCCCCCCAGCGGGGGTGCTACGATTCCGGCCAAGGATCTGGACTTGGGGAAGCACGTGAACTGGAAAGCCAACAAGTACGCGCCTCAGCAAAGCTGGCGGTCGTTCCAGAGCGAGGCTTTCAGCAAGAGATATCCGAATGGCAAGGGCGGTTCCAGGTCGATCGCATTGGCAGTCGTGGCCATCCCTCTGGCCTTGGTAGCGATTGTCGGACTGGTCTATTCCGTCCTGAAGTTCTTCGGCGGTTGACGGGCCTGCCCCACCTCCGACTCGAGCCGGTTCGCCAATTCCACAACCTCATCGTCGTCTTCTTTCTCGCCGATCTGCCTAAGCCCGTTGAGCTGGGCTTGGATGTCGCCCGTGTTCCTCTCCGTGTTCTTCGCCAGCCAGCGAACTGTCTGGGGATTGGTCATCATCCGGGCCAACAAGTTGTTACTGCCTGCTAGGGCCAGGGACGAGGCCAGGACGATCGCAGCTTGTCCCAGGTTGCCTTGGAGAGCCTGCTGACCAGCGATGAGAGCGGTGCCACCCAGTGTCACCCCGAGCGCGGCTTGGCGGGAGGTCCCCGGGGGATTAGCGAACACCTTCCCGCCAGTCCGAATCGCTTCAGCCACGTTCGCGAGCTTGCTGACGTTCTGGACGTAGTCCGAGCCGAAACGAGCGTTGCTGAACAGCTGCTTCCGAGCCTCAGGACTCAGGTCCGCCCAGTTGCTCAAGAAGGTCTCCATCGAGAAGGCGTCTCCGGCCGCATTCTGGTTTGCCTTGGTCGCGCGCCCCATGCGCTGCAGGAAGGAAGCTGTCACATCCTCACGGGCAGACGGCGGAAGGGCGTCCATCACACGTTTGAGTGGAGTCGCTCCGTTCTTCGCACCGGCGAACATCGCCTGATAGGCGACCTCCGGCCCGCCTTCTTTCTGCACGATCTTGCCGATCTGCTCGAGCTTCATCTGGCGAAGCTTGTAATAGTTGTTGGCACGCGACAGCGCGCGCTTGGCCTCAGGGGAGGTAGCCGCCGATTCCATATCTGCAGTGAGGGCGGCATAGACCTTCTTCCATTCTCCATGCGCGGCATCCCTCGTGAGGAACGTCGCTCCCACCTCGTGGCCGACCTTCGAGCGGAGTTCCTTGATGGCTTGGTACGGCAAGGTTCCGTCGGCCATGTTTCCCACGGTGCGCCTCACGTTCTCTTCGATGTCGGCTGCGCTAGGTACAGGCTCCATTACCGTCATGCCGAGTGAGCGACGCCGCGCGTTGTTGGCCGCAATGGTTTGTGCCTGCTGCTGGAGGTACTGCCTGTAGGCCCCAGCGTTTTCCCTCATGCCAGGCTGTGTAAGAACAGCCGCACCTCCAGTCGAGTCGCTCAACAGCGCCCCCTCCATGGCTTTGAGCCTTGGCTGATCGAAGATTCGGGAGATCTCAGGCGCCCCGCGGATGCTGCCGTTGACCTGACGCATTGCCTTTGCCGTGTTTGATACCGGAATCAAGGTTTCTGCCGGAAGGTGCTTGTCCAACTCGGCGTATAGACGGTCCGAGACGGCCTTGGTGCGATCAACGAAGCCGCTCGGCCCGTAGATCCCCTGTTGCACCGTCGTCCCCACCTGGGTTGGTGTCAGGTCAGCGCCACCGGGGGTGATTTGATTGGAGAGGCGATCTGTCGTGGCTTTCGCAGCATCGGCCTGCTCTCCACCCAGCGCGGCAATTCGTCCCGACCCACCTGGCGAATTGCCCAGGTAAGTTTCGAGCGCCTGCGCCGACCTGCTACCGGTCGCCTGTCCGACACTCGGGGTGGTCCCAGCGGCCGCGAACTCGTCCACACGCTGTTGGATGGCGGACGTATCCGCGCCGCGAAGACCTCTCCGGGCGGCTCCTGCGGTCAAGGCAGGAACGGTGCCCGTGGCGGCAACTCGCCCTCCAGTGAGCAGATTCGCGACTCCGCTTGCTACGCCCGGGGCAAAGCCACCGACAAGTCCCGCCCCCAACTGCGCACTGGGCGATCCACCGGCCTCTCGAGTGAAACTGGCAGCGCCGGCACCTGCGGCGGACGAGACGGTCTGCAAGCCCGGCTGCGCCGTTAACAGTTGAGCCAAGCGGTTCTCGGCCAGCGGGGCAGCGCTGCGCAGGCCCGGTGAAACGCCGGCCTGTGCGGCACGCGGAGCCAGCCCGGCCAGCGCATTGATGCCGCCACCGATACCCAGCGTCAGGCCGGTTCCGGTCAAGGCCTCGCCCACGTCACCCAGGGTGCGATCCCCGGAGGTCTGCGCCTTCGGCAACCCGATGTGGTCGGCAAGCGCCGCGGCCTCCTCTCGGTACGGGCGAGCCTCCTGCATGCCCAACTGGCGGGCAATCGGGTTGGCAACGTAATTGTTGAAGGCATCGCCGCCGACCGCGCCAATCAGGCTGCCAACTGCCTGGATTCCCGAACGAGCGCCGAAGGCAGCATCACGGCCGGCACCATATTCCCAGCCATCAGGAGCATTGCGGAAGGCTGTCGAGTCAACTGCCGAAGTGACACCACTGAAATCTGGCCGCTCAGCGTGGACAGTCGGCAGATCGGTGATGGCGGACGCGCCGTCAGATCCATCTGTCTGGGCGCCGTACTTAGCCCATGGTCCACTCGGAGGAGTCGGCGGAGCCGCCGCTGCCTGCTGGTACTTTTCCCATGGCGCTGCCATCAGATGCGCTCCCAGTTTTTCGGATCGGCAGCGTCTCCGCCGCGGAAGCGGTAGCCGTCTTCAATAGAGCCAGGCTGCGGGCCTTGCTTCGCCTCCATAGGCGCCAGCCCGCCACCTGCAGCAGACCGCATAGCGCGCTCCGTGACGGTCCGGTTTCGCATCTTCTGCTGGATGACCTGCGAAGAGTCCCCAGGAATGGGGAAGTAGTTTTTCCGCTCTTGGTCCATTTCGGCCACGCCGATGGCTGCGCCGGATTCTTTGCGGAGATTTGCTCGCAACCAGTTGTCCTGGGCCTGCCGATACTGCTGGCCTTCCGGCGTCGCCAGAGGATTGAGGAAATCTCCGCCGGCGGTGTAGTAGTCACGCCTGTTGGTAGGGTCGTACCCAGATTCTTCTAAGCGCCGCATCTCTTCATTGGCTGACACCATGCGCTGGTAGAAGCCACTGGCGTTGCGCTCACCCTCGCTGATCTTGCCAGCTGGGATGTAGGTGGTGGTCCCATCGCCGTTGTCGATGACCTGACCACCAGTCGGGAGGTCCTTCGGCTTGTTGACGATGCTCACCTGCCCTGTGGGGCTGCGCTGGGCGATAGTGCCGACTGGCAGTCCCATCGCAGCAACCTCCTCGGGTGTCAGGTTGGTAAAGGTGGCCGCCTGCTTTGGCGGTGTGTAACCGAGTCTCGGAGATGTCTGGGAGAACTGAGCCACATTGCGGTCAGGGAGCTGGACGCTGGTGAGCTGTCCGCCGGCCTCAGCGTCAGCGTGCGCCGCCTCAATATCTGCCGGGTCCATCCCGGGGTCGAACCTGTACGGCTGACCGTCGCTAGCGGTCATTAGCTGCCCAGTGGCCGCGCTGGTCGTAGGAAGATCACTGAGCTGACGAGTGCGTGGATCCCAAACCATCTTCACTCTGCCGCCCATGCCATCTGGAACGTCAACGAGGTTGCCATTGGCCGGCGCGAACGGTACTTCCGCCACAACGTTGCCCGAAGCATCAAAGCGCTTCGCTCCAGGACCGAGCGTGAACTGCTCGGGCTGCTTTGTCCCGCCTCCGTAAGCCTGCACCAGCGACTGCGCGGCCTGATCGATCACCGGCGCGGTCTGTGTGTTGTACTCAGTGGGAAGATCGGACAGGCCGAACTTGGACAGGGTCGGGATGAACTGCTGGTACAGACCGGGCCGAGCCTGTTCCGGCACCGAGGTCAGCAGCTTGGCCATGTTGATCATGGTCTTGTTCCGGCGATCGTCGCTGTTGCCGAGCTGCTTATCGAGCGCCCCCGCCGATCCAGCATCCACCGCGGCCGCCTGTCCCAGAATCTCCTGTCGCTGCTCCTGCGGGGCCCGATAGGCCAGCGACGCAAGCTGGTTGAGCTGGTTCGTGTCTCGCTGTGCCTTGATCTGCTGGCCGAACTGGAAGCCGCCAGCCAGGCTATTCATGAACTTCTCTTGGAAATCTGCCACGTCGGGGCTCTCCTGTTCTGGGATGGCTAACGGCACAGGTGCACGAGTGATGCCGCAGCAAAAAAAGAAGGGTGGCGAGCACTTCACTCGCCACCCGGGCCCGCCCTTGGGGGACGTGGGGCCCTACTACTTAGGACGGGATTTGGGCGTTCTCGCCTCCCGCGTCCATGGCAGTCCATGGATGTCTGCGGCACTTAGAGAGTGGTGCCCATCGCTCTGACGACGCGACGACTTGCCCGGCTCAGCCAGTCCATCAATCGCCGCTCAGCAGCCATCACCTGGGAGCGGCAGTATGCTTCGCGCTTGGCAACCTCCTTCGCCACCTCCCGGAACGGGCGGCGATTGCCCATCAGCCTGGTCGCTGCCTCTCGGGCAGCCCAGTCAGGGTGGCCACAAGCCGCCATATGCAGCGAGACGGTTTCCCAACAGTTCCGCTTGCCGGTGCTGTACAGAAGCAACCATGCCTCCAGCGGTCCGTCCAGATGAGCATCCACCAACGCATGCAGCGCGAATCTCGAGGGTCGGGTAGCTGGCGTGGCTACAAGCACCTTGGAGGCGTTCCATGCTCGCATCTGCCGGGTACGTCTCGCGGAACCTGGCACGCGCATCAGCGCAGACCCATCGAACTCTACGATTGCATCCCTATCGGCTGGCTTGAACAACTGAAGTGCCTTCTCCCGAGCCTGAAGCCCTTCGGGCAGATAGCCACTAGCCGACTGCTGCACTCTGCCGCGGCGGCATAGGGACAGAGTCGCCCCCCTATCTGGATTTGGTTCTCCGTCTGCACCCGACCAGCGGATCAGGGGAACGCTCATCGAGCTGGATACACCGAAAGCACAGGCAAGTGCTTTGGCCGCAACGTCGATCGCCTGTTCGTCCTGCAGTACAGTCAGGGATCTTTCCCAGTCGTAGTTCTCCGTCCCCTGCTCAACCTGGCCCATACACCACCTCCAGCGGGCCCTGGATTGCCCCGCTTGCGGACCGTGTGGCGAACCGGTTCGGGAGACGAACGGGTTCCGTTCGGGCCGCCCAGATCAGAGGGCTTAGATCCAAGACAGGGAAGCAGGTGAAGCACGCTCCGCTTGGTATATATCTAGAAGGGTGTACACATAGCGACCTCGATGGGTTGTGGATAACCGCCTGACTGGCCTGCATAGCGACCTCATAGGTCTGTATGTGGGCCAACCTATCGAGGAGTTGGCCTGCATAGCGACCACGTTGGCCCACATAGCGACTAGCCATCGCGATTTCTCCACAGATTCGGTGGAGTGACAGTCGACGGTTCCAGATGCTTTTCGGATTCGTCAATCGCGTAGTACGTCAGCGCGTACAGGCTGCACATATTCTTGCCACCCTTGCGGGTTTCGATGATCCAGCCGCCCGCCAGTAGCTCCAACTTGGCACCGTGGACCGTCGCCTTGCTCCTCCACCCACGCGTAGAGAGCATCGACCAAGCAATGCTCAGGTCACCGTTCTTTCCCGGACGGTACTGTCGGGCAAGCTCCAGAAGCAGCTTCACGGCATTGCCGGAGAGGCGGCCGAACTCCTCAGAGTCGGATATACGGTGTTCGAGCATCAAGAACGGCGCACCCTTGGCGCGCCCCGTGAGCTTCTGTCGACGCTTGTCGGGGTTTCCCCGAGCGTAAGCCGGTGCATGACCGGCATTGCCTGCTACAGGCCGCTTAGCGCGGTCCTGGCTTGTACTGTGCATACGCCCCCCAAGGGCAAGTGAGCGCAGCCCTCAGGCGCGCTTAGGGCGACTACGTGGCAACTTGGTGCCTTCGGTCAGGTGCTTCCACGTGCGGCCCTTCCGAATAGACCGGATCAGCGACGGAGTGACCGATAGCCGCCTGGCCCAGGCCTTCGTGGGAACGATCCCTTGGGTGCCCATCACCGCCAGGACTTCAGCAGGCGTCAGCTTGCACGTAGGGGATTGGCTGCCGTACTTCCGCAAGCACCTCTCACGCTGGCGGCGACGGTTCTCAGGACCGCTCACCGCCTGCAGATTGCTCACCCGGTTGTTGGACTTGTCCCCATCCAGGTGATCTATCTCCATTCCGTCTGGTATCGAGCCATTGGCGGCCTCCCACACCAACCGATGGGCGTACCAGGTTCGGCAGGAAGCCCGTCCCAGTCTCTGAATGATCCGCACGTATCCGTCGCGGTACTGCGCCCCCAACTTTCTCCCCGACTCGCCCCACACCAAGCCAGAGGCGGGGTCGACGAGAAAGCCGGAGGCTCTATGCAATAGGATCGATTTGGAGTCACGCTGCATGGGAGCCCCCCAGCTTCTGTTGGGCCGGGGGAATCCATTGGGAGGCATGCCGCTCAAGACGGGGCTTACGCTCTCGGTAGGCAATTCCTTGGCCGATCCAGACAGCGTTCTGCATCCGCAGTTCCTCCTGCAGCTTCAGCTGTTCTGTCGACAACTCCGTTTCTGCGATTGGCCCGAAGACACCAGTGATGCAGTGGTTCACCAAACGGTGCTCTGTGGCGTAATCGAATCCTTTCGGATCCTTCCCAAGGGAGATCAGGGTGTCGTGCAGAATCCGGCACATGACCGTACTCGCCACTCGTTTCGCACGGCAGGTGTCCAGGCGAGCGCTGCTGGCCAAGAATGCCTCAGCCAAGACGTCCGCGGCCTGCTCTTGAAACAGAATGACACGCGCCCGGATGGACTCTCTCACCTTGTTCGGGTTGACGGTCGCCAGCCAGAACGGGACGCGCGATAGAGGAAGGGACTGCATCTGCCTACCCTTGCCATCGCCGGCAACCATCCCCCTTAAGGTGGACAGTTGTCGCGACAGCACTGGGTGCGTCTTAAGCTTGTCTAGCTGCTTGTTCCAGTCCAGCCCCATTCCCTCCACGATCGGACGCATGGCCACGTAGGGCTGGCCTTGGTGGAGCCGACCCACAAGCAGGGCGCCATTGAAGTCGACTTGGACAATTCCAGTTGCCATCAGGCGCCCCTCCTTTCGTCGCAGCGCGCGTCAATCCACGCTTGGACCTCTTCAGAGTTCCAGGCGGACACTCTGGCTGCCACCCGGATCGGGCGCGGGAATCGGTGATCCTTTGCCAACTTGTAGATGAGGGACCTGGACATTCCGCACGCCGCCATGACGTCAGGGAGACGCATCAGCACGCGGCCCTTCGAGGCTATGCGGCCCGCCTGAATTGCTTCGCTGGTCATCGATGGCTCTCCTTCTGCTGCTTCCACGCGCGCCCCGCCGGCTCCGGAACTCGGTACTCCGTGAGTGAATAGGAGCCATAGCTGTCCCGGCGCCGGACGTTGACTGAGATCAGGAGGCCGCGCTCAATCAGGCCCTGGGTGTCCTTGCGGGTTGGCTTGGATTCGCCATGAGGGAAGTCGGACGTCCATCCCCCGAAGTCGAGGATCCGCTCTTGGGCAGAGTTAAGGGCGGAGAAGTCGAAACCAGTCATTGGGCAGTCCACTGGACCCCCTTCGCCAGACGAGCCGGCAAGGTGTAGAGGCTGTCCAGATAGACGAAGCGACGGCGACCGATGCTCACCGTTTCGAGGAGGCCGGCATTGGCGAGTTCGTAGGCTTTGGATCTACCTATGCCAACCTTTGCACATTCCGGAATGAAGGGCCGGAAGTCCCGTTGTCCGCGTGTATCCATTGACAGCACCGTTTAGCCGCTGAGCGGCGGGTGCAGCAAAGTTAGGACTGAACAAGCAAAACGAGTGGCAATTTCCCTGCGAACTTAGGTAGTTACCACGCTACCCCTGCGGCAGTATTTCCTCCCGAATTGTTTCGATGTGCTTCCGCAGGGTCTTTGCACCTGGGCCGTCATAGGGAGCGGCAGCAGCCTCCAATTGGACCGCCGCCTTGTCACTACGCAGATCGATCTTGGCGAGGTCTGCCAATCCAGCAATCAACTTCAATAACCCCGCCTTCTCACGCGTCCCTACATCTTTCTGAACAGATGCGACCGTGGCGTTGCTGTCAGCAATGAACTTATCTAGGGCCGAGGGACGCACCACCATCACCGCGTCGTCTGGAAGCCCTCCGCATGGAAAATAGTCCCTCGCACTACGCCGGGATAGATTCGCGGCGCCCTCATCCGTATCACCCTTGGTCGGATGCTCAAAAGGCTCCATCAAGCGCGCGAATCGAGTACCTGTCTCATCAACGACGACAGTGCCGCCAAGGCAACTCAGCGTCACCTCGGGGCCGTCGATGAGAGCTTGAAGAGCATGTTCAACGTCAAGCCGCGCGCTACCGAAATTTGGAATATCCCAAATTCCGTCAATTGTCTCTAGGCCTGATTTCCATTCCAGAATCCGATCACGATCGACTTGGTCACCAACATAGGCGAAGATCCCGCCAATCTGGTTCACCCGCTCGAGATTGTCACGGAACCACACAGTTCTTTCGGCAGGATCGATCTTCGCCTCCAGATCGCCAGCCAACGCTTGGATTTCAGAAGAGTGCTCGCTCTTAGACGTCGAGGCGTACAGACGCATCTTCGCTAGCGGCGCCTTTACCATATCTCCAAGGTTTGCCTTGGCGTGATTGACAAAGTTGACAGAGATAACTACGTGGCCGTCTAGCGACAGCTGCAAAAGGTCTGCCACTGAGCAAGCTTCCCCCAGGGACCGGGACACATAGGCGGCCGCGTCCTCCAGCGTCAGCCACTTTTTCAGGTTGTAAATTCTGCTATTCATGTCCCGATCCTTCTGTTGGATGCATAGCACCCGTATTCTTACTCTGAATTCGGTTGGAGCTTGAACTGAATACCATCCCCGCCCGTTTTACCAATTGCCTTACGCTGGGGAGCCAGCTGAAGTAGGTACTCCTCCGGGCTCATCGCACTGGCATCTGCCAATGCCGCCTCGATCTGCTCCTTGGTCCATCCAAGATCATCGGATTTTTGCCGAACGCCTGCATGCAGGATCTCAGTCAACGGCGAACGTGTCCCAAAGAACCCGTCGATGATTCCTCGCTCTGATGGGGAGAGCACACCACCACTCACCTGAATGGCAGATGCCACAAACTCTGCCAAGTTTGCTTCATGACGGTACAACTCGCCCCTTAGGGACTCGACTACCGCCATTAGGAATGCACCCGCGCACAACGTACCGATTTCTCTACCTATGGCATAGCCCTCGGCGGGCGGCATCCTCCAGTAGTCGCCGCCACCGGCATGACTTCGACGATAGAAGGGCAATCGCTGCATTGGATTGGCGCGGGTCCTATTGAAGCGCACCGGCCGCTTATGTCTTGGAGGCTTAGCCTGGCTCATAGGACCTCCTCAATGCCCTTACCCATATGGGCAGCCCTCTCGTGGACCATGCTGACGACGGCTCGGACCTCGGGGGAAAAGCTGGCCGCATCCATTTCCCCTGAGCTGAGTAGTAGCTGAGTGATGCCCTGGATATCCCAGATGGCTTGCGCTGCTTCGTTTAGGACTTGCCTCAGCTCGGTGATTCTCTCTTGGCTAGCGAGCGCGGCCATCAGTCCACCCTCGATGCGCGCCGCAGTGCTTGAGCCTCTTCCAGAAGATGATCCAGTACGGCAATTTCATCAAATGTCGGGGAGGTGCAATTGTCCATACAGGTTCGGAAGAACGATCGGACAAAGCTCACGTAGAGGCTTGCGTCACCCAGCGCGTGCATCGTGTCGATGCCTGCACAGATCTTGTAGGTCGGAGCGTCATCCTGGACCGGGATCGCGCCGTACGGGGTTTCTTCGGTAAGGTCAGATACGGGCACAGGTCACCTCCATGACAAGTTCAATGACGGTCATATCGGAGACACCCAAAATTGTGCCGATCAGGAAAAGCACGCCACAGAGGCGGTAGGTATTGAGATCGTCGCGGGCGGTGAGCCAGCGGCGGGCGGCGAAGCCGCGGGTAGTACGGTGCGCCCCTCGGACTGATGAAATGTGCCGCTTCGCGGCCGAACGCGCCCGTTCAGGCGCAACATCTATAATGCTGCAATCCATGATCGACTCTCCAATAGTCGGTTGTGGTAGGCCGAGCTAGGGGCGCCAACCCCTATCTCGGCCGCTTTGTTTATGACGCCGGTAGACCTCTTCGAATCCTCCTGTCAGCAGTGAAAGGGTTATGCGCGCTTAGCGCGGAACTCGACAACTTTGGGCTGCTCTTCGCGCAGACGGTCCAGATAGTCCGACCAGGCCTGCATCATCTTCCTGCGTTCTGGCAGATGCGTAGCGCGGTTGTAGGCGCGCCCAAGTGGATCCTTAACCGCGTGCGCAAGTTGGTGCTCGATGTAGTCCGGCCGGAAGCCCAGCACTTCGTCCAGCACGGTTCGGGCCATCGCCCGGAAGCCGTGACCAACCATCATCGAACCGTCGAAGCCCAAGTTCCTAAGTGCAGCATTGAGCGTGTTCTCACTCATCGGCTTGAGGACACTTCGCACGCCCGGGAATACGAACTCGCTTCGTTTGGTGTACGGGTACAGGTCCTGGAACACTTCGATGGCCTGCGCGGATAGCGGGACGATGTGAGGCGTGTTTGTCTTGCTGGTCACATACCGCCATTCGCCAGCATCGAGGTCAATATCGGCCCATTTGGCATGGCGCAGCTCGCCGGGACGCACGAACAGCATTGGTGCGAGCTTGAGCGCTGCCTGCGTAACAAGCGAGCCTTGGTAGCCCCACAGCGCGCGTAGAAGTGCGCCGATCTGCGAGGGCTCAGTCATGCTCGCAAAGTGCTTCGTCTTTGGTTGCTCGAGGGCACCAGCCAAGTCCTGAGCCGGGTTGCGCTCTGCCCTGCCCGTGGCCACGGCGTATCGGAAAACTCGGCCGGCATGAGATCTAGCGCGGTGCGCAGTTTCGATCACCCCGCGCTGCTCTAGCTTGCGAAGTGCGGCAAGCAGTATGGGGGCGGTGATCTCGCTCAGAGGCATGTCAGCCAGAGGTGCCAGATCCTTTTGGATCAAGCGACGCTCGCGCACCACTGAGCCGGGCGTAAGACCTTCCTTTGCGCGTTTCGCCAGCAGCTCGAGTGCCACTGCGGAAAAGGTGGTGGCAACACGCTCGCCATGCGCCGCGCGCTCGGCCTTGGCAACTTGCGAGGGGTTAGCCCCGCCACGGAGCAGAGCCCGGAGCCTATCCCGCTCCGCGCGTGCCACCTGGAGCGACGTAGCAGGATACTCGTCGATCGTGATGATGCTGGCCTTACCTAGGTAGCGATAGCGATATCGCCACACCTTGGTGCCGGTCGGACGTACCTCAATGCACAAGCCGTTAGCGTCGGCCACGCGGTACACCGCGGGCTTGGGCTTTAGCGAGCGCAGCTTGGTGTCGGTCAGCATGTGAGTCACCCGTTTGTGAGTCTGATGGACAGCTTCCCGTCCACGACTCACAGCCTGACTCACTTTTTTCTTGGATGCAAGGGGACACCCTAGGACGCCGATGGACGGTCAACCGCCACTTTTACAGCTACTTCCAAAGGCTATCGGACATCTCGGGACGCCAGCAGACGTCAATGTGGTGGGCCCACCAGGATTCGAACCTGGAACCAAAGGATTATGAGGCACCACGTTCATGCTTTGTAATCAAAGACATAGAGCCTTCAATTTTTCCGGCCCTCCCCCGTGGAACGCCTATCCGTGCTGGGGCGTAAGCGCTTTTTTTCCGGCAATCACGATTGCGGGAAGGCAGCAATGCGCGCCGGGCGCAGGCGGAATTGCCAAAGCGCTCGGTAGCTTGCGTAGTTGGTGGGCGACCACCATGATTCAGCTTCACCCAACGAGCGAACCATCCCAATGACCGTTTCCGTGATTGTTTTCGAGCCTTTCAAGAACGATGACAAGTTGGCAGCGTTCCAGGACGCGTTGGAATCTAGGTCCCAGAGCCACCACCGCTTCGCAGACAACGTCATCTTCGCCACCCATGAAGGCAGCACGCGCGACTTCTTCGATGCGCTCAATGCCGCCACTCGGGGTGACGTGACCGACCTAGTGGTAATTGAAGCGAAAGGCGTTCAGGACACGAGCTGGAGGGCCAACGGGTCGACGGTCGACTGGCTCAACGAGGCGCTGCCGAACCACGAGTTTCAGCGAACCGTAGAGCTGTAGACCCGCGAGGTCGTTGCGGCCCTACACACCACCACGACGCTTCGCCGCCCTACTCTGCACGCATGTGCGGCCGATTCGTCCAGACCCCTATCCGAGACGCCAGTGCCATCGGCTTTCCCCAGCTGGTCGGCGACCTGCTGTCGATGCCGGCGAGCTACAACCTGGCTCCGACGCAACGCGCCTCGGTGATCCTCGATCGAGGCGACGGGGCGGAGCTTTCGGCCTTGGCATGGGGGTTGCTCCCCTTCTGGGCGAAGGCAAAGGGGCTGCAGGGGTCCACGATCAACGCCCGTATCGAGACAGTGGCAACCAAGCCGGCGTTCCGCGCAGCCTTCAAGGCCCGACGCTGCATCGTGCCGATGGCCGGATACTACGAGTGGTCTGTGAGCGACGTGGATGGCAAGAAAGACCCGTGGTTCATCCATGACAGCAGCCCGCTATGGGCTGCAGGGCTGTGGGAGGACGCCAGCCCACTGCTGCCCGAGGGGAACCTGGGCACGTTCACGGTCATCACTGGCGACAGCAGCGGCGTTTCCGCCGACATTCACGACCGGATGCCGGTGTGGCTCGCGCCGGCGCAGCTTGATGACTGGCTACGCGCCGGTACCGACCAGGCGATGGCGATGCTACTGGCCTCCGAGCCGCCTGCAATGCAGGCCTATCGGGTGAGCCGGGCGGTCAACACGCCTCGGAACGACACCGAGCAGCTGCTGGAGCCGACTGCCTGAGCGCCTCCTGGCCAGCTCAACCCAGCCAATCGAACGGATCATCGGAATTCGCCTTGGCCAACCGATTCCCCCTGATCGCCTGCCGGCGGCCGTTGATCAACGCCACGTCCTCGCGCAGCCTGCCCTCATGACGATTCACCCATAGCTCTGCGCCGATGCGCCCCTGTTCGTAGCTGCTGCACATACGGACAGGGCCACCCGGCCCATGGCGGTGCCTGTCGAGCGCGGCGAGCCATTGGTGATCATCGACACGCTGCGTCATAGACACCACCCACACGCCGCCGCATGCGATCACCGTCAGCGGCGCGCCTACCTCGCTCGCCGAGCGGGTGGTCCATTCGAATCCGTCAGGGAGTGCCATGGGCAGCAGGATACCGCTCAGCGTCTCGGCCGCTGCGACGCCAGCCAAGTGGGCGAGCGTGCAGCGGGAGAGCGGCGGCGCAAGGGTTTGGGTAGATCCCTCCCTCTTAAAAGGCAATTTTCGATGCGACCACGGCGAACAGGTAACAAAGGTAATCACCATCAAAATTAGGGAGATATCCCCTTATCTTTCAACATGTTAGTAATTTTTCTATAAGGTAATAATAGGGTAACGCCAGAGTAATCACGTTACCTTTCAAGAAGGTAATTTGAGTGAGGAAAATTGTCGTTACAAATCAACCACCTAACCTTTTTTGGCTAATGGAATTACCTCGAATTACCAGCCAAGGTAACGCCCGAAACCTTTGCGGCACTAGGCGCAGAGCCAGCGCCAACCGATGCCGTTACCCGATTACCCGTTTCCCGTGGTCATCCCAAGAATTCGGCATCGCCCCACCATCGCGCTAGACGCTCTGTGCGGCACTCAGAATGGCGCTTCCCTGCAGGGTTCCGCAGGTAGCGCCCATGTCGGTGAACGTGACAGCAGGCCAGGGCGGGGGCGGTGCCGGCGACCCCGAAGGGGTGCAGAAAAACAGGTCAATTAAGCGGGCAGGCGTGGGGGGGAGACGAGTGCGCGCGCCGGGGTGTCGGTGACCTATCGTCCGCACGTTGGAATGGGTTCCGGGTCCGATGCGTCAAAGCCCCACTCCGCACAAATCTGTCCCCCCACGCCCGTGTTCGGACTACTCCGATATCCCTGACATACCGGCCGAGGCACGATAGCGATGCCGGACCTGAGTGCCCTAGGCAGCTCACCTCCGGGGCGTACGAGCAACGCCTCGCCGGCACTGTGCAGTCGCCGAAAAGCAGCAACATGGTCAATGCCTGCCAGCCTCTTTTTGAAATGCAACGCGGGCAAATGCGTCACCTGTCGTTCCCACCAACCTGCTCGCGCGCCACGATCGTGCCCCCTCGCCACGAGCTAAGTAGATGCCCCAATCACGACGGCTTGCCTCACTGCAGGCCCTACGCGGTATCGCCGCGCTTGCGGTGGTCGTATTTCACCTCCGCGGAGTTGAACTGAAGTACCTCGACGGCCCTTCGGTGCTGGATGCCATCGGCCGGTACGCGGACGCGGGAGTCGACCTGTTCTTCGTGCTGTCCGGCTTCGTGATGACCACCATCTGCGCCGGTCGATACACCCGACCAGGCGAGGGAGTGCGGTTCTTGGTCAAGCGGGCATGGCGCGTCCTGCCGCTTTACTGGTTCTTCACCACCATCGTCGTGGTGTTGATTGCGGCTGTGCCATCTATGGTCAACACCTCATATGCCGATCAGAGCGCGCTGGCGTCGTACCTCTTGATTCCGCACGGCCAGCTACCTCTTCTCACAGTCGGCTGGACGCTGGTGCACGAGGCTTACTTCTACCTGGTGTTCGCTGCACTGCTCGGCGTCGTACCTGAGCGTTTTGTGCCCGGCGTCCTTCTTGCCTGGGCAGGTCTGATCGGCGCGGCGGGCTGGATGCCAAGCGGCGAAGCCACACCTGCGCACTACCTCGTTACAAACCCGCTCACGTGCGAGTTCATCGGGGGCGCGTTGCTGGGCCTGTATTGGCGGCGCATACCTGCACAGATGGCGGTGCCGCTGATGGCGTCCGGCGCCGTGTTGGCGATAGTCGCAGCTGCGCTGCTGCCGACCGATGGGCCGGCCAGCATGAGCGTCTGGACCCGCGTGGCGCTTTTTGGCACAGCCGCCGTTCTGTTGGTCGGGGGGGCAGTGACGCGGGAGGCTGTGGACCGACTGCATGTGCCCGCGCTGCTGTTAAGGATGGGCGACTACTCCTACTCGCTGTACCTGACCCATGTGTTCGTTATTTCGGCCATGGGGCGCATCTGGGCGACGTTGGCGCCTGCGCCGGGCTGGGTCGGCCACGTGGCGTTTGTGGTAATCACCACAGCCGCTTGCTGCGTAGTCGGTCGCCTGGTCCACGTGTGGCTTGAGCGTCCACTGTTGAGGTTGCCACATCGCGTTCGTGGGACCTACGACAAGCGGGCCGCATGACGGCCCGCTCCTTTCGTTGATTCTTGCGGAAGTTCCACCAAGCGCCTGCGAGCCGTCCGCGTGTAGTGGTCGGTCATTCCGACCGACAACTATCCAGCCCCCCCCCTTGGCGCCGCACGGTTAAGGAATCACACTACAGCCAACAACATTGCAAGGACGACGCTGAGATGGATATTCAACCGGCTGCTCTACCGAAGCTGCAGGAGGTGTTTGTACGCTCTGGACCGGTCACCTATACGTTTGTGGAGCCAGTGGAGTTTGACGAGCTCAAGGTAGCGCTTGATACGCCCGGAAGGAGCATCGTGATTGAGGGCCCGTCAGGGATCGGCAAAACGACGTCGATAGATCGCGCACTCGTCACTCTTTCGATGGATACCGGAGTAAAGCGCCTCTCGGGTCGCGTGCCCCCGGATGTCAAGATCATCGAGCAGCTTTCCCGAAACCTGCCTATCGGAACCGTCGTGATCGATGACTTCCATCGGCTGAACGATGACATCAAGCGCGACATCGCGGATCTTATGAAGGCGCTTGCTGATGAGGGCGCGACTCACAGCAAGCTGATCGTCATCGGCATTCCAAATGTTGGTCAAACTCTGATCGCATTTGGGCGAGATCTGGCGAACCGAATTGAAGTCATCCAGTTTGAGGCAAACCCAGAGTTCAAGGTTCTGGAACTTCTTGAGAAGGGAGAAGACACGCTCAACGTTAGCCTTAACATTCGCGACGATATTGTCAGCGCTGCGCAGGGCAGCTTCTACATCGCCCAGATATTGGCGCACGTGACCTGCTTGAAGAGTGGAGTGTTGCGCCGGCAGGCATCTCTTGTGCGTACAACCGAGAGCTTCGAGAGCGTCAAAGACAAAGTTATGAAGGAACTCCACGGTAAGTTCCATGATGTGGCGGTGATGTTCTGCCGAGGCACCAAGCTGCGCAGAGAGGGTCGCGCGCCCTACCTCCACATTCTCAGCTGGCTGAGCCAGAGTCCCAACTGGTCAATCAATCTTGACCGAGAGATCGACAAACATCCCACGCAACGCGGCTCCGTTTCTCAGGTCGTAAGCAAGGGCTATCTAGCGTCGCTACTGAAGGGAAACACGCTGTTTGAGAGTGCCCTGCACTTCGACAAATCGAACAAAACGCTTGTTGCTCAAGATCCTCAGTTCGTCTTCTATCTCCGCAACCTCTCTTGGCCCAGGCTGGCGGAAGAAGCCGGCTACGTTAGTTCTGACTTTCCTGGCCGCTATGACTTCGCGCTTTCGTTCGCAGGTGCGGACCGTCCCATCGCAGCTGCATTGTTCCAGTCGCTGTCGGATCTCGAACTGGAGGTCTTCTATGACCTTAATGAACAGCATCGAATCATCGCCCAAGATGTTGAAGAGTATCTCGGACCAATCTACAGATCGGATGCACTGATGATCGTTTGCGTTCTCGGCAATGACTATCCCAGCAAGATTTGGACGAAGTTTGAGGGTGAGCAATTCAAGGGTCGTTTTAAGAACGGCGAGGTGGTGCCAGTGGTGCCTGACACCACCCAGCTGGGCCAGTTCGATCGCGCCGCCTCGGTAGGCTATATCCCTTGGGACACTTCTGAGCCTATCGAGCCTCAGGCCCAGCGCGTTGCGGCGCTCTTGGCCTCCAAGATCGTTGAAGTTCGTAATCGACGCACCGAAGAGAACTCTCAGCCTGCAGCTTCCGAAAACTAGTGGTGCGCAGTATTATCAAACCGTAGCGCGACTCCTTAGGAAAGCCGCCCGAAGGCGGCTTTCTTTCGACTAGGCCAATGGGCGGTTCATTTAGCGTGTAGACGCGACCGTGCGACATCATGGTAGTGGTCGGTCATCTCGATCCCAGTCCAGCTGTAGCCCTCAAGATCGGCGGCGACCAACGTGGTGCCTGAGCCCGCGAACGGGTCGAGGACGCGGCCACCTTCCTCACAGATCCGCACCAGCTGTCGCATGAGGTCCGTGGGCTTGCCGGTCATGTGGTGCTTATCGGCCTTACGCACGCTCTCGCGGATCACGCCCGGCAGAACCGGGGCACGGCGGCCGAGTGGCATGTTGCCCTTGCTGCCCCACACCACGTACTCGGCTTGGTTCCGGAACCGGCCCAACTGCGGGCGGACGCCTTCGGTCTTGTCCCACACCGCCACACCGCGCCAGGTGAAGCCGGCGCACTGCAGCGCGTCGGTGGTCAGCGGCAACTGCCGCCAATCGGTGAACAGCAGGACCGGGGCACCGTCTTTAAGCACGCGGCTGCATTCGGCCAGCCACAGACGCATCCACGCAAGGTGCGACCGCTGATCGCGTTCATCGCCGACGAAGTCGGCATGCAGCTGGGAGGTGCCGCCCTGCATGTACTTCGTCTGGGGGGACTGCTGCCGCGACGACGCATGCACGCCGCCACTGGCATACGGCGGATCAGTGATGAGGGCGTCGAAGCTGGCGGCCGGCAGGGTCGGCAGGACGGTCAGCGCATCGCCGTGGATCAGTTCGTTCTTCATGGGTAGAGCCTTCTTGGTGTCGCTCGCGGCGATCCGAGGGGAGGCTCTCGGCCTTCATGTGGTTCAGCACCCCGCAGCGGGGGCATTTGATCTGGATTTCATAGCTGCCGCCGGCCTTGGCCAGCAGCTTGGCGCAGTCGCCACAGCGTAGGTTCTTCATGCGCTGGTGGTCCCTACGGTGAACGGGTTGAAGCGGATCACCTCGGTGCCCAGCCAGTCGTTGATCGCGGTCATGCGTGCCTGCAGCGGGGCCAGTTCCATCGCCGCCCAGACCTGGGCAGCCTTGCCGATGTCGCCGAAGCCACCGGAATTCTGCGCGACGATCCCTAGCAGCTGGGGCTGTACCCGTAGGGCAGTCAGCATGTCGTCGCGGGTGACATTCTTGATCCCGCTGAACTCATCCTTCGCCGCCACCTCGCTGATCGGGATCAGCTTGATGCCGTCCTTCTGCCCGCCGGGTGAATGCAGGAACAGGTTGCGGAAGTTACCCACGCCCTTGGAATCCTTCAGCGCCTGGCGCATCGCGGTTACGTCGGCATCGTTCACGTTGGAATCGGACAGGTACAGGATGAAGCCGGCGTGCGAGCCGTTGTTGTAGTAGCGGCGTCGGAACAGCGTGGCCGATTCGTTGAGCAGCGCCGACTGCACGGCCGACAGCCATTCGGGCATGCCGTAAATCTCCTGGTCAACGTCAGCGTCGCGCAGCTGATAGACGCTGCCGGCCTTGAACTCATGCTCTTCGCGATGGCCGCGGACCTGGAAGAACTCCCCAGGCACCACCCCTCGGCGGACGTACTGCGCCAGCGGCACCAGTAGCTCCAGCGGCGCACCCATCACCGAGTTCCGGCGCTCGACATACGCCGTGCCGAAGGTGATCCAGTCCAGCGCCAGCTGGTTGAAGCGCTCACGCGACAGCAGTGGGTGCGGCTTGAAGGTCAGCGACAGCATGTTGCGCTTGAACAGCAGGCCGCTCTGCAGCGTCGGATTCGACCGAGTGGTGCGTGCCAGGCCGGACAGCGAGACCGGCGGCTCGTAATAGCGGCCGTTCTGCCAGCACTCGGCGTAGTCGAGGATGCCGCGCGAGTCCAGCACGGGGGTTGGCTCACCGAAGGTGAACGCATGCGTGCCCGCCGGTGCGGGTGCCTGATCGGCGGGGTCGGACATTAGTAGATCTCCATGGTGCTGGTACGCGCTGCGGTGCCTTCCAGCGGCTCGTTGTGCAGGGCGTGGAACAGTGCCCACGCCAGATCTGCGTGGCCTGTTTCGTTGGAACGGCCCGCCGTGTAGGTCATGTGGCGCCCGCTGGCCGTCATGGTCTTCTGGATCGCCATGATCGACTGGGCCAGGTCGGTCCAGCCCGCGTCGAACTGCAGGCGTTCGTTCTTGATCACGTCGTAGGCCTTGAGGACCAGGCGCGACTTGACCTCGGGCGAGTAGTGGAAGGTGGTGACGTTGGGGAAGAACACCCGGACCAGCTGCGCCACGCCGGTGCCCATGCCGGTGGTGTCGATGCCGATGTAGGTCACCCAGTACCGCTGGCATATCTTCTGGATAAACGCGGCCTGGCCGGCGAAGTCCATCCCTCGGAACTGATGCTTCTCCAGCACCCGGAAGGCGCCGCCCTCGGTCGCCGGCGGCGCCAGCACCACCAGGCCGGCGCTGTCGCCGGTTTCGGCCGGGTCATAGCCGATCCACACCGCCCTGTCGCCGAAGGGCCGCTGCGCGAAGGGCTTGTAATCGCCGCCCCATTCCTCCCAGCTATCGACCATGCACGGCTGGATGAGGGCCAGCGGGAACACGCTGGCGCTGTCGTCCACGAAGTCGCACATGAGCAGGTTTGCGAAGGCATCCGGGCTGTACTCGCGGCGAAGCTCCTCGATATCGAACAGGTCGCAGCCACCGCGCTGGGCGTCAAGGATGGTGACGATGTGGCGCCAGATGCGGTCCTCGCAGAGCGCACCGCCCTGCAGGGCATCGTGGGAAACGTCGAGATGGTGCCGCTGCGCGGCCGGCTTGCCCTTGTTGAAGCGCTCGCCGGTCCAGAAGTCGTAGGCCTCGTGCGCCATCGATGACGGCGTACTGAAGTAGGTCTTTCGCCACTTCTTGTGCATCGCCATGCCGCTGGCCACCTTGTTCAGCTCGTTGAACTTGTGGGTCCAGAAGAATTCGTCAAAGTAGAAGTTGCCGTGGTAGCCCTGCGCGGTGCGTGCATTGGTGCCCAGGAAGAACAGCTCGGCGCCATTGGCCAGCACGATGGGGTTGCCGGTCAGGTCTACGTCCAGCACTTCGCGCACGAAGGACTGCATGTAGCGACGGAACAGGTCAGCCTGCGCCTTGGATGCGCTCAGGAAGATCTGGTTGCGCCCGGTGGTCAGCGCATCGATCAGTGCCTCGCGTGCAAAGTAGAAGGTGGCGCCGATCTGGCGTGACTTGAGCACCGCGCGGGTGCGCTGGTCGCGCGCCTTGTACCAATCACGCTGGTAGCCGAAACACGTTTCAAGGAACGCATCGACCAGCAGCGTGACCTGGTCCTCGGTGAACTCGTTCTTGCGGGCCTTCTTCTTTGGGCCGGCGTTGCGCTTGGCAATCTCCGGGGACAGATCGGTCTCGGTGCCGCCGCCCTGGTAGCGCTGAATCCGCGCCTGCCGCTCAAGCTGGCGGTGCAACAGGTCAATCTCTTTGAAGTCGCCACCGGTCTTTTCCGGCTTCATGATCAGCATGATCAGCCGCGCTTCCAACGCCCCGCCGATCCTCTCCACGTTGTCGGCACGGTCCCATTCGTCGCGCGCCTTCCAGCTGTGGATGGTCTTCTCTTTTTCCCCTGTCGCCTCGGCAATATCGCAGACACGCCAGCCCATCCAGTACAGGAACTTGGCTTGCCTGCGCACATCGATCGGTATCTGGTCGACAACTGTATTCACATGAACTAGGGTGCCTACCGCACGCATCACCGCACAGCCAGGTGCCGCGTAGCTCAGTCAGTTACACGGCAACTTCGTTGCTGGGAAATTGCCCTCTGCCGAACATGGGTCATCGCATCGCCAGCCGATGTTTTCGACCACCCAGCAGAGGGCACCATGTCCAATAAGTCCAAGAAGTTCCGTTCCAAGTTCTTCCGCGTGGCGGTCGAGGGCGCGACCACCGATGGCCGCAAGATCGAGCGCAGCTGGATCGAACAGATGGCGGCAACGTACAACGCCGACACCTATGGCTCGCGCGTCTGGGTGGAGCACATCCGCAGCCTGCTGCCTGACTCCCCATTCCGCGCCTATGGCAGTGTGCTTGCGGCCAAGGCCGAAGAGGTCACGGTCAACGGCGAGAAGAAGCTGGCGCTGTTCGTGCAGATCGATCCGACCGATGACCTGGTCAACATGGTCAACGTGCAGAAACAGAAGCTCTATACCTCGGTCGAGGTGCAGGAGAACTTCGCCGGCACCGGCAAGGCCTACCTGATGGGCGTGGCCGTGACCGACACCCCTGCCAGCCTGGGCACCGAGATGCTGGCCTTCGCCGCGCAGAATCCGGACGCCAGCCCGCTCAAGGCGCGCAAGACCAACCCGGACACGTTGTTCAGCGCCGCCGAGCTGGTCGATATCGAGCTGGATGAGGTCGCCCCGGCCGCGCCGCCGGCCCGCTCCTTCTCCGACCGCATCAAGGGCATGTTCAAGCCGGCCACCCCGGCGCCGCCCCCGGCCGATGAGGACGATGAAAGCCTGCAGCGCTTCGCCAGTCTGCTCACCGACATGGATGAGCAGATGGTCAGCCAGCAGGGCGAGCTGGTGGCGCTGACCGCACGCCTGGCCGAGAGCGAGCGCGCCAATCAGGGTCTGCGCGCTGAGTTCGCCTCGCTCAAATCCACCGTCGAGAAGACCCCCGAGTTCAGCACCCAGCGCCCGCCCGTCACCGGCCCGGCCGGCGCTGAACTCACCGACTGCTGATCGCCTGCAGCGCACACCCCGATAACCAAGGACACCACGATGCATCCCAACACCCGCGTAGCGTTTGACGCCTACACCCGCCGCCAGGGCGAGCTGAACAATGTCGGCTCCACCGCGCACACCTTCACCGTCGTGCCGGCGGTGCAGCAGATCATGGAACAGCGGATTCAGGAATCCAGCGCGTTCCTGCGCTCCATCAACATCGTCGGCGTGCCGGATCTGGAAGGCGAAAAGGTCGGTGTCGGCGTCTCGGGCACCATCGCCGGCCGCACCGACACCACGGGCAACGCCGAGCGCCAGCCGCGCGACGTGACCGCGCTGGATAAGAAGGGCTACCGAGCGGTGCAGACCGACTTCGACACCGCTCTGCGGTACGCCACGCTCGATGCCTGGGCGCGTCAGCCCAACTTCCAGACCCTGATCCGCGACAGCATCGTGCAGCGGCAGGCGCTGGACCGGATGCTGATCGGTTTCCACGGCACCACCGCAGCGCCGACCACCGACCGCACTGCCAACCCGCTGCTGCAAGATGTCAACATCGGGTGGCTGCAGCAGTACCGCAACAACGCGCCGGAGCGCGTAATGGCCAGCGGCAAGACCGAGGGCGTGATCAAGGTCGGCGGCGCCGACGCGGACTATGCCAACCTCGACGCCCTGGTGATGGACGCGGTCAGCAGCCTGATCGACCCGTGGCACCGTCACGATCCGGGCCTGGTGGTGATCCTGGGCCGCGATCTGATCCACGACAAGTACTTCCCGATGGTCAATCAGGACCAGCCGGCCACCGAGAAGATCGCCACCGACCTGCTGCTGGCCACCAAGCGCATCGGCGGCCTGCAGCCGGTCGACGTGCCGTACATGCCTGACAACGCCATCCTGATCACCAGCCTGGCCAACCTGTCGCTGTACTGGCAGATCGGCGGCCGGCGCCGCTTCATTCAGGAGCAGCCGCAGAAGAACCGGGTAGCCAACTTCGAGCAGTCCAACGACGCCTACGCGGTCGAGGATTACGGCCTTGGCGTGCTGATCGAGAACATCGAACTGCCCGCTGAAGAGCCGGTTGAAAAGCCCGAGGGTTAAGCCATGGCCGACAGTCCCGCCAAGCGTCACCTGCGCCGCGTCCTCGCCGCGCAGGAGGCCTCCACCCGCCACGCCGACCAGCCCATGGATGGCGCCGGCCAGTTTGAACTGACCATGATGCAGTTGCATCAGGACCGGCTGCGGCTCAAGCAGATCCAGTCCAATGAAGGCAAGGCACAGCTGAAGGCCCAGCTGCTGCCCGCCTATGATCCTTACGTCGAAGGCGTACTGGCCGAGGGGAAGGGCGCGACCGATGAGGTCATCACCACACTGATGCTCTGGAACATGGACGCAGGCCGGTATGCCGATGGTCTGCAGCTGGCCGAGTACGTCCTCGCCCACGGGATGAAAATGCCCGACCGCTTCCAGCGCACCACCGGGTGCCTGGTCGCCGAGGAAGTGGCCGAGGGCGCGCTGAACCTGCAGAAGGTCGGCGGGACGTTCGACGGGGCGATCCTGGACCGGGCGCAGCTGCTGACCACCGATCAGGACATGCCCGACGAAGTGCGCGCCAAGCTGCATCTGGCGCAGGCCCGCAACATCCTTGGGGTGAACGACCCCGAGCAGGTGCCAGGTGAGGCGGTGAACCGCGCCGTGGAGCATCTGCACACCGCCCTGCAGTTGCACGGCAGCTGCGGCGGGAAGAAGGATCTGGAACGCGCCCTGCGTGTCCAGAAGAAACAGGCCACCGCTGCCGCCACTGGCGATAGCAACGGCTGATAGAGCGTCCCCGCGACCCAGCCGGCTCGGGGCAGATCACTAGGTATCCATCCCGTGGTGTGACGCCCCGACCACCGGCTTCTTTTCTTGAGGCCACCATGAGCGGATTCACCGCCAACGCACCTGCAGTTGCGCCCGAGCCGGACGTGGCCGCCGGTAGCTTCTGGCCAGCGGTCAAGCTGCGCCCGCTGCGCGAAGCCATGCGGCTGGACGGCAGCGTCACCCCAGCCCGCCTGCGCGGCGCCGTGGTGGCCGCTGTGCTCACCGTGGGTGACGAGCTGGCCCAATGGCGCGCCGAGCAGCAGGCGCAGGGGTACGCGGCCCTGGCCGATGTTCCCTCCGATGAAATCGACGGCTCCACCCGCCACCTGCAGCTGTTTCAACGTGCGATCCAATGCGCCGCCGCGGTCGAACTGTCCGAGCGCTACCGCTCCTACGATGCGACCGCGCAGGGCAACCAGCGTGCCGAAGACCTCACCCCGACCATTGATGAACTGCGCCGCGACCTGCGCTATGCGGTCAGCGACTTCCTCGGCCGTCGCCGCGTCACCGTGGCGCTGATCTGATGCGCGTATATGCCCGGCAAGGCGACACCGTCGACCAGCTGTGCTGGCGCCACCTGGGCGCAACCGCCGGCCTCACCGAGCAGGTGTTCACGCTCAACCAAGGGCTGTCGTTGCACGGCCCGATTCTCCCCATGGGGACGGCGGTAGACCTGCCGGCCCTGCCCCCCTCCCAATCGATCGCCACCGAGCGACCGCTGATCCAGCTCTGGGACTGACCTGATGACCGAACCCACCTCCCTCACCGGCACCGCCATGCTCGCCACTGGCGTGGGCCTGGCCTCGCTGCTGCCCGGCATCGACGGCGACGCCCTGGTCGGCGCCTTTGCCGGCGGCACGCTGTTTGTCGTATCGGCCAAGAACCTGCCGATCTGGAAGCGACTGATCTACCTGGGCATCAGCGTGGTGGCTGGCTACTACGCTGCGTCCGACGTGCTGCGGTGGGTACCGATCCAGTCCACTGGCGTGGCCGCGTTCGCGGCAGCGGCCTGCGCCATCACCGTGACGCTCGGCCTGATCGAGCGCGGCCGCACCTTCGACCTGTCCCGTATTCGCCGTGGAGGGCCACCCAGTGCATAACCTGCTTATCGTCGCCACGTTGATTGCCAGCATCGCCATCTGCGTGCGCCTGATCACCTACCGGCCGGGCCCAGATGCCCGTCACCGGCTCGGCGTTTCCTGCTGCGCCTGGCTGCTGATCGCCTGCACCGGTGGCCTTGCCATCCACGTCGCCCTGTTGGGAGCCTCGGCACACGTCAGCGTGTGGCAGTTGGGGCTGCTTGTTGTCCTACTGTTGGTGACCTACCGTGCCCGAGGCAACGTGGCGCAGATTCTGAGGATCGAATGATGGTCACCGCCGAACAGTTGAGCTTGATCATGCAGTGCCCGCTACCGCGTGCGCAGCGCTGGGCACCTGCCCTGTCCACCGCCATGGTCCGTTTCGGGATCACCACCAAGCGCCGCGCCGCGCACTTCCTGGCCCAGGTTGGTCACGAAAGCCTGAGCCTGTCCAAGCAGGAAGAGAATCTCAGCTACAGCAGCAAACGCCTGCTGGAGGTGTTCGGCAAGCGTATCGCGCCCTCGGAGGTTGCCGCCTTCGTCCACCAGCCCGAGAAGCTGGGCAACCGCGTCTATGCCAGCCGCAATGGCAATGGCAACGAGGCCAGCGGCGACGGCTACCGATACCGGGGCCGCTGTCCGATTCAACTCACCGGGCGCGGCAACTATGCCCACCTGGGCCAGCTGATCGGCGAGCCGCTGGAACAGCAGCCGCAACTGCTGCTGGACGTGGATATCGGCGCAGCGGCTGCGGCCGCCTACTGGAAAGATGCCGGCCTGAACGTGCTGGCCGATGGCGGCGACGTGTTGGCGGTCAGCCGCCGCATCAACCTCGGCTCGGCCAGCTCCCGCGCTACCCCCGAGGGCATGGCCGACCGCATCAGCCGCACCAATCGTGCGCTGCGCGTGCTGGGGGCGGCGTGATCTCGCGGAAGGTGGCAGTGTTGCTCGCCGCGCTGCTGCTGATCGTGCTGCTGCTGGCGGCCGTCATCGCCCTGGTGCAACAACGGCGCATCGACGGCGCCGTGCAGCAGCGGGACCAGGCAAGGTCACAGCGCGACAAGGCGATGACCGAACGCGACGCCGCCCGAGGCGCTACCAAGATCGTCACCGAGTACGTGGACCGCGTGCAGGTCGTGCGCGAGGTCGGCGCCACCATCGTCAAAGAGGTTCCTGTCTATGTCACGCCCCAAGCTGATCGCGCTTGCACTATCCCTGTTGGCTTTGTCCGCCTGCACGACGCCGCAGCAGCGAACCAACCCATGGTCGGAAGTGCCGGAGATTTTGATGCGCCCGCCCCCGGCCTTGCGCTCTCTGCCGTCGCCGGCACCGTTGCCGGCAACTACACCGCCTGCCATGCAACCGCCCAGCAGCTGATCGGCCTGCAGCAGTTCGTCCGGCAGCGCCAGGCGCTGGCGCAATGAAGAAGCCCGGGCTGCTGCGCGATCACCTGTTGGCGGCGGTGCCTGGCCTGCAGACAAACCCGGACCGGCTGCTGGTGTTCATCGACAGCGGCACGCTGGAAAGCACCTACGTCCCGGGCCTGTCCTTCGTCTACCGCTACACGCTCAACCTGATCCTGACCGACTACGCCGGCAGCCCCAACTCGGTAATGCTGCCCCTGCTGCAGTGGCTCACCCGCCACCAGCCCGAGGTGCTGGCAAACCCGACCAAGCGCGACGGCATTGCCTTCGAGATCGATGTGCTTGCCAACGACGTGGTGGACGTGGATATCAAGCTGCCGCTGAGCGAGCGGGTGGTTGTTACCCCGCAGCCCGATGGCACCTTGCTGATCGAGCACCGGCCGGAGCCGCCGGCAGAAGAGGACCATGCCCGCTCACTGGCCGGCGGCAAGGTAGCGGACGCCTCGGGCGCCCTGGTGGCCTCACTGCCGGCCATCCCGCTTGACTGAAGACCTGCGCTCGCTGGAGCAGTGGGTCGAGCCGCTGCTGGCGCGCCTGCAGCCGCAGGAGCGGGCGCGGCTGAGCCGCCGGGTGGGTATGGTGCTGCGCCGCTCCGAGCAACGCCGCATCGCCGCACAGCGCAATCCAGACGGTAGCGCCTTCGCCCCGCGCCGCAAGCCCGATGCCGCGCGCAAGAAGGTCGGCCGCATCAAGCGGGTGGCCATGTTCGCCAAGATCCGCCAGGCGAAGCACCTGCGCGTGCGTGCCGACGCGCAGCAGGTATCGGTCGGCTTTGTGGGCCGGGTGTCGCGCATCGCCCAGGTGCATCAGGAAGGCCGTTCGGACAGCGTCAGCCGCGGCGGTCCGCGCGTGCGCTATCAGCAGCGCCGGCTGCTCGGATTCTCCGAGGCCAATCAAGCCCTGATCCGCGACACGATCATGGACCAGCTCACCGCCGGATTGCCGTAAGCGCTGCGCCTACACGCCCCGCAACTACTGACAGCAGCGTGCCGATGACACCCTTGATGCGCCCCTGCGCCCGGTGCTGTCATGTCCACGTTTACTGCCGTCGAACTGTCCAAGCTGCCCGTCCCCGATCTGACCGAACAGGTCGATTTCGAGCAGGCCTACGCCGATCTTCTGGCAATCCTGCGCCTGCTGGCGCCGGACTACGTCCTGCTTGAGTCCGACCCGATGGCGGTGATGCTGCAGGTGTGCGCCTACCGCGAGATTCACCAGCGCGAGTCGTTCAACGTCCGCGCCAAGGGCAACCTGCTGGCCTACGCGCGCAGCGCGGATCTGGACAACCTGGCCGCGTTCTTTGGCGTTACCCGCCAGACCCTGACCCCGGCCGATCCGGAGAACAACCTCCCGGCGGTGATGGAGGGCGATGCTGATTTCCGGCGCCGCATCCAGCTGGCCCCGGAAGGGTATAGCGTTGCCGGCCCCGAGGGCGCCTACCTGTTCCATGCGCTCTCGGCCGACACCGACGTGCTCGATGCCAGCGCCATGAGTCCGGCCCCCGGTGAGGTACTGGTCACGGTTCTGTCGCGCAGCGGCGACGGCGTGCCCCCGCCCGAGGTCCTGCAGCGCGTCACCGACGCCTTGATGGACGGCAACGTGCGCCCGCTCACCGACCTTGTGACGGCCCGCGCCGCGCAGATCATCGGGTACATCGTCGATGCGGAGATCGTCACCTACGCCGGACCGGATGCCGCTGTGGTGCTGGAAGAGGCCGACCGTCGCCTGCAGGCCTACATCGAAGAATCCCACCGGCTTGGCCGTGACCTGCCGCGCTCGGGCTTGTATGCCGCCCTGCATGTGGACGGCGTGCAGCGGGTGAACCTGCTCGCACCGACCACCGACCTGACCATTGAGCACCACCAGGCTGCCTACTGCACCGGCACGAACATCGTCCATCTGGGCACCCATGAGTAAGCGCATCACCCAGCGCCTGGTCGATGAGCCGATGGGGATCGGCGATGGCGTGCGCACCGAGTTCATGCCCACCTTCCTGGGCAAGCCGACGCGACTGGCCTGTGAGGTCGCCGCTGTCCACCGCACCGACTGGCGCGGCCGGGTGCGTCTGTCTCGCCAGTTGCGCCACAACCTTCTACCCGACTCTGATGTGCTGGCCTGCATCCCTGGCCCGATTCCCGGCGGCGGCAAGCTGCCGCCGGGCTGGACCAGCCTGACCGGTGGTTTCGGCGGATGGGTCCGCACGGTTGCATCCGGCGTGCTGGAGGACGGCACGCCGTACATGGACTATCGGATCGCGGGGAGGAACACCGGTCAGGCTGTCCGCTTCGTCGACCTGGTGTTCCAGTCAGCACCGGTACCGGCCACGCGCGGGAGCACCTGGACGGCGAGCGTGGGCATGCAGATCCTGGCCGGCGATCCGGTCACCGGCTTCCGCGAGCCGCTGCGGCAGTTGGTGCTGGCCGAATGCGATGCGGCCGGCCAGTACCTGGTCAGCAGCACCAGCACCCAGCCCAACCCGATCACGCTGGAGCGGCGCTCCATCAGCCGCAAGCTGACCCACCCCGACACCGCCGGGATCAAGTGCTACATCGGCATGGCGGTGGTGCCCGGCGGCGCCATCGATGTGACCCTGCGCGTGTCCCAGCCCCAGCTAGAACCGGGTGGCCTGGCCAGCGCCTACATCCCCACCCGTGGCGGCGGACGCTCGATCACCGACTACGTGCTCGACAAGCGCAACCGAATCCAGCTGACCGACCCCGCGCCGCGCGGCGCTGTGCTGACCTGGGATGGCTGCGTGGGCGTTGACCTGGCCGACAGCCTGCTGCCGCCCAATGCCACCGCGCTGGAGCGCGTCGGCGAAACGGTCATCGCGCGCACCACGCAGATCGACTCTGTGATCGGCCAGCTGTGGAACCCGGCGACCTGTCCGGAAGAGCTGCTGCCGTGGCTTGCGTGGACCATGTCCGTCGATACGTGGCGCAGCACCTGGCCGCTGCAGGTTAAACGCGCCCGCGTTGCCAACTCGCTGATTGTCCAGCGCCGCAAGGGCACCGCCCGCAGCATCGAAGACGTTGTGGACAGCTTCGGCGGCATCGTTGAGATCACCGAGTGGTGGCAGACCACGCCACGCGGCGCCCCGTACACCTTCAACCTGACACTCACCCTTGCCGGCCAGAGCGGCGAAACCACCACCGCCCAGTACGTGGACGACGTGATCGCCGAGGTGAACCTGACCAAGCCGGTGCGCAGCCATTTCACCTTCACCCAGGGCATCAACCTGGCCGGCCGCGTCGGCGTCATCGCCGCCGCGCGGGCCGCTGTGTTCGTTCGTGTCCAAGCTACGGAAACCACCCCATGACCGGCCTGAGATTCACCGTTACCCGCCGTGGCCGCGAGGCCATCGTCAATGCCGAGCGCAACGGCACCGCGCCGGTGCTCGCCCACTCGCTGGGGCTTACCGATCAGGTGTTTGCGGCCGACCCGGAGATGCAGGTACTGCCGGGCGAACATACCCGCCTCACCTCGATCAAGGGCGGCGCCACCTCCCCCGACACCATCCACGTCACCGCCCGCGACGACACCGATGCCACCTATGCCGTGCGTGGGCTTGGCCTCTACTTGGATGATGGCACCCTGTTTGCCGTGTACGGCCAGCAACCGGTGCTGGCCGAGAAGTCGTCGCAGGCGGTACTGCTGCTGGCAGCCGATCTCCAGTTCGCGGACATCGCAGCCACCGACATCACCTTCGGCGACACGAACTTCGACCTCAACGTCGGTACCGAAGAGACGCCGGGGGTGCTGGAGCTGGCGACGCCGGCAGAGACTATCGACGGCGAGGATGCCGCCCGGGCGGTGCATCCAAAGGGCCTGCGCGCCCTGTTGGATCAGCGACTGGGCGCGGGGGCACCGACCGACTTCACCCGTCGCCTGATTGCTGCGGCCACCGAGCAGGCGGTTCACGAAGTGCTGAAGCTCAAGGGCGCCGCGCTCAAGGATGACGGCGCCAACAACGGGTTGGACGCCGACCTGCTGGATGGCAATCACGGCGAGCACTACTTGAAGTGGGAGAACCTGATCGGCGTGCCGGCCAGCACGCACATCCCCGGCCAGGTCATCACGTTCGCCGGCACGGCCGCTCCGACCGGCACACTGTTGTGCGACGGCAGTGAAGTGCTGCGCGCGGACTATCCCCGTTTGTTTGCTGCCATCGGGGAGACCTACGGCGCGGCGACTGATCCAGCCAAGTTCATGCTGCCCAAGGTTGATGAAGACAGCGGCATCATCCACACGGGTGATCCGGCGAAAGTCGGGCAGACCAGCGCCGGTGCCGTGATCTCGCATACCCACAGCGCCAGCGCTTCGGCCGGCGGCGGGCATGCCCACTCTGCCAGCGCGGGCGCCGTGGGCGACCACGCCCACAGCGCGTGGACCGATGGTCAGGGTTACCACGCACACACGGGCGGCACGTCGTGGCAGGGTGACCACGCCCACGGGGGCGTGGTTCCATCGGCCCCGGCCATAAATGGCTATGGGGTGTACCGAGAGCGCGACAACGACGCACTACCGAGCGATGGCGGCACTGCAGGGGCCGGCGGCCACGCACACAGCTTCAGTACTGACGCCACCGGCAACCACACACATAACATCGGCATGAACGGCGCTGGCAGTCACAGCCACACCATCTCCGTGGCAGCCGTAGGCGACCACGCGCACGCCATCACCGTTGGAAGCACCGGCTCGGCCCGCAACCTGCCGGCCGGCATCCGGATGCTGTACTGCATCGCCTACTGAGATCGAACCATGCAGCTGAAAGAATCCCATGAGACCTACGGCCACTCGTTCGATGAGGTGACCGGCCTTTACCTCTTGCCGATCCGGATCTACCCGGAAGCCGATGGCAGTTGCCCGCTGCCCGACAACACCGTCGACTTCCCACCGATGGACAACGCAGGCGCCCGACAGGCGTGGCGCATCAACGCAGATCGCACTGCGTGGGAGACGGTGGCCGACTTCCGGGGCGTGATGTTGTGGGACAAGGCCACCGGCCTGGCCGCTCCCAACATGCTTGCCCTGGGCGATCTGCCGTCACCGTCCCTCACCGCACAGGCACCGCTCGCAATCGCCGCCGGACAACCTGCCGCCAACCGGTGGAACGTGGCACTGGAGACGTGGGAGCTGGTGCCCGACTTCAGCCAGACCGCGATCTGGGAGAAGGCTACCGGCCTCAACCTGCCGCCGCTGGCCGTGGGCGAGCCGCTGCCGGCGACGGCTACGGATCTGGCACCACCGCGCGACAGCACCGGCCCGTGGCAGTACAGCGACGCGCAGAGCCGATGGGAGAGTATGCCCCCGCCTGTCGAAACCCTGCCGGCGCCGCCACAATCCACTACCGATGTGGCAGGGGCTTGAACGCCATGGCGCGCGGCGACATTCCTGCAGAGGTCAGCAACATGCTGCGTTGGGGCACGGTGATCGCCGTTCGCGCCGCTGCGCCCGCGCGCGTGCGCGTTCAGACCGGGGAGATTCAGAGCGACTGGATCAGCTGGCTGGAACGCCGCGCTGGGCCGAATGGCCGGACCTGGCATGTGCCTGGCATAGGGGAGCAGGTGCTGCTGGCCTGCCCTGACGGCCAGATCGGTCAGGCCGTGATCCTGGGCAGCGTGCCGCAGGACAACTTCCCGCAGCCGGCCAGCAGCGAGGACGTGGATCGCACCACCTACCCAGATGGCAGCGTGGTCGAGTTCAACCACGCTACCTCCACGCTGGCGGTCAACGTCGGTACGGGCAAGGTGGTGGTGAACTGCCAGCAGGCCGAGGTGCACGCCAGCGCCGCCGTGGTGCTGGACACGCCCACCACCCACGCTACCGGCAGCGCCTCGGCCGACGGCAATCTCGCCGCCGGTACCGGAGCGTCGGGCACCTTCACCAGCACCACCGGCCAGGTCATCACCGTCGAGCGCGGCATCGTCACCAACATCTTCTGAGGCACCCATGAACCCGCAAGGCTCCCTCCCCTTCAACGCACAGACCTTCGAGCGCCTGGTCGATCAGATCAACGCGGTGCAGAGCTGCGACGAATTGCAGGCGCTGACCACCGAGGCGATGCAGTCGGCCAACGCACTGCTGGCCGGCATCGGGGCGCAGATGGCGGCGCTGCAGCCGATCATGGCGCTACTCACCCCGCCCAGCGCCAACCCCGCGCAGATCGTCACCTGGATCACCGACTTCGTTTCGGCCTTCCTGCAACCCTACGTGAAGCCTATGCTGGTGCTGCCGGTGCAGATCGCGCAGATCACCGCCGCCATCGCCAAGCTGCAGAGCGCGATCGATGCCGCCTCAGCGCGGATCGGATCGTGCAGCATCGAACTGCCGGAAATTGAAGTGCCCGAGCTACCCAAACCGCCGGAGCCACCGGCCGTTGAACTGCCGGATCTGCCCGGCCACCGCTAAAGCCCTGCTGTTTTCATAGCCGCTACACGCGGCGCGAAGAGCCTTCGCCGGGGCACCTCATAACAATGAGGGCATGGCCTCGACCCCGGCAAAACTCTACCGCCACCCGCGCTGCGCTCTCCACTGGAGCGCGGCGCGATGAGGGGCATGGACCAGGCCACCGGCCGCTGGCTCGATGAAGACGCGCACCTTGCGCAATCCATCGCCCGCATTCTGACCACACCACTTGGCACGCGCCTGCAGCGCCGCGACTTTGGCTCGCTGCTGCCCGAGCTGGTCGACCAGCCATTCAACAGCACCACCCAGCTGCGCCTCTACGGTGCAGCGGCCACCGCGCTGATGCGCTGGGAACCCCGTATCCAGATCACCCAGCTGGCCTTGGCCAAAGGGGAGCGGCCGGGCGCATTCGTGCTCGACGTAACCTGCCGCCGCGTCCGCACCCAACGGTCCAACGAATTCACCCGCCTGACCGTACCCCTCCGCTACCGCGAAACCTGACCCAAGGAGCCAGCAATGGACCAGTACCACCACGGCGTACGCGTCGTTGAAGTCAATGGCGGCATCCGCCCCATCCGCACCGTCGCCACCGCCATCATCGGCATCGTCTGCACCGCCGAGGACGCCGATGCCACCGCCTTCCCGCTCAACAAGGCGGTGCTGCTGACCGACGTGCGCGGCGCCATCGCCAAGGCCGGCATCAAGGGCACCCTGGCCGGCAGCCTGCGCGCCATTGCCGACCAGGCCAACCCGATCACGGTCGTGGTCCGCGTGGCCGAGGGCGAGGCCGAGCCGGCAACCACCAGCAACGTGATCGGCGGCACCGAGACGGGCAGTTACACCGGCATGCAGGCGCTGCTGGTGGCCGAGGCCCAGCTGGGCGTGAAGCCGCGCATCCTGGCCGTGCCCGGCCTGGACAATCAGGAGGTGGTGACCGCCCTGGCCATCGTCGCCAAGAGCCTGCGCGCCATGGCCTACATCAGCGCCTCGGCCAACGGCAAGGTGGCCGAAGTGCTGACCTACCGCGCCGAGTTCAGCGAGCGCGAGCTGATGATGATCTGGCCCGACTTCGTCGCGTGGAACACCACCACCAACACCGCCGACCTGGCCTACGCCACCGCGCGGGCGGTCGGCCTGCGCGCCAAGATCGATCAGGAACAGGGCTGGCACAAGTCGCTCTCCAACGTCACCGTCGCCGGCGTCACCGGCATCAGCCGCGACGTGCACTGGGATCTGCAGAACCCGGCCACCGACGCCGGCCTGCTCAATGCGGCCGACGTGACCACGCTGGTCAACGCCAACGGCTACCGCTTCTGGGGATCGCGCACGCTCAGCGACGATGTGCTGTTCGCCTTCGAGCCGGCCACCCGCACCGCGCAGATCCTGGCCGACACCATCGCCGACGCGATGATGACCTACATGGACAAGCCGCTGCACCCCAGCCAGGTCAAGGACATTCTGGAGAGCATCAACGCCAAATTCCGCGAGCTGAAAGCCGGCGGCTACATCATCGACGCCAACGCCTGGTACGACGAAGCGGCCAACCTGCCGACCACGCTGTCGGCCGGCAAGCTGGTGATCGACTACGACTACACCCCCGTGCCGCCGCTGGAGAGCCTGCAGCTGAACCAGCGCATCACCGACCGCTACTTCGCCGACTTCCCCAGCCGCATCAGCGGTTGAGCGGCACCACTGAGGAATCCCCGATATGGCACTGCCCAGCAAGCTCAAGAATCTCAACCTGTTCAACGACGGCGTCAGCTATCTCGGCCTGGTAACCGAGTTCAAGCTGCCGACCCTGACCCGCAAGATGGAGGAATACCGCGCCGGTGGCATGGCCGGTCCCGTCGATATCGATATGGGCCAGGAGAAGATCGAGGCCGAATGGAAGTGCGGCGGCCTGATGCGCGAGGTGTTGCGTCAGTACGGCGCGATTCGCCACAACGGCGTGCAGCTGCGCTTTGCCGGCGCCTACCAGCGCGATGACACCGGTGATGTTGATGCGGTGGAGATCGTCATCCGCGGCCGACACAGCGAACTCGACCCCGGCACCGGTAAGGTCGGCGACGACACGGAGTTCAGCGTGAAAACCTCGGCCAGCTACTACAAGCTGAGCATCAACGGCCGCACCGAAATCGAGATCGACATGCTCGCCATGATCTTCATCGTCAACGGCGTGGATCTGCTGAAAGCACAGCGCCGCGCCATCGGCGTCTGACTTCCCATCCTCGGCCCGGCACTGCCGGGCCGCACCATCAGGACAACCCCATGAAGAAGACCACCGCCCCGGAAACCGGCGCCGTACTGGACACCACCACCGGCCAGGTCAGCGCGCCCGACTTCGCCACCCTTGAACTGGATTCGCCCATCACGCGCGGTGACCAAGTCATCGACAAGCTGCAGATCCGCAAACCCGACGCCGGCTCGCTGCGCGGGGTGAAGTTGCTGGACCTGCTGCAGATGGATGTCACCGCCATCCGCACACTGGCCCCGCGCATCACCTTCCCGACCCTGACCACCGCAGATGTGGACAAGCTGGACCCGGCCGACCTGGTCAGCCTGGGCACCGAGATCGCCAGTTTTTTCATGAAGAAGGCGGACCGTGCATCCCTCACCGCGTAGAGGATGCGATGGCCGATGTGGCCGTCATCTTCCACTTCCAGCCCTCCGAAATGGAGGGATGGAGCTTGACCGAACTGATGCAATGGCGGGAGCGAGCCGTCGAACGTAGCGGAAGCCAGACATGACCCCCAGCAGCGCCAGCCCTTCCCCGTTGATCCGCCGTGATGCTGCAGCGACCCGTGCCAAGGGCCGGCGCTGATGGCCGCCGACAATCTCCGCATGCAGGTCATCTTGTCCGCGATGGACAAGGTCACCGCGCCCTTCCGCAAGATCCAGCGCGCCGGCAAGGGCGTGACCGATCAGCTGCTGCAGTCGCGCGATGCGCTGCGCAAGCTCAACGCCACCCAGCGAGACCTGGGCGCGTTCCGCCAGCAGTCCGCCGCGCTGCGGCAATCGGCCGTGGCCTACACCGAACAGCAGGCACGCGTAAGCGAGCTGGCCGCGCGCATTCGGGCGGCCGCTGGGCCATCGCGCGCACTCACCAAGGAATTCAAGGACGCCACCCGCGTTGCCGGGCTGATGAAATCCAAGCACCAACAGCAGGCGGCAGAACTACAACGCCTGCGCAACGGCCTGATGAGCGCCGGGGTCAGTACCCGCGACCTGTCCAATGGCGAGCGCAAGCTGCGCGCCGATATCGCGCGCACCACTGAAGCCATCCGCAAGCAGGAACGCCACATGAAGCTGGCCGCCAAGGCGAAGGAGCGCGCAGGCAAGCTGCAGAGCGCCGGTATCGGCATGGCCGCCACTGGCATGGGGATGGCCTTCGGCGGTCAGCGGGCGCTGATGGCGCAGGCACTGCCGCTCACCGAGGCGATGAGCTTCGAGTCGGTGATGGCCGACGTGAAGAAGGTGGTCGACTTCGATACGCCCGAGCAGTTCAAGCAGATGGGCCTGGACGTGCAGAACCTGTCGCTGGCGCTGCCCATGGCCGCGACCGACATTGCCAAGATCGTGGCTGCTGCCGGCCAGGCGGGCATCGCCAAGGAAGAGCTGGTGCGCTTTGCGCAGGACGCCAGCAAGATGGGCGTGGCCTTCGATTCCACCGCCGAGGACGCCGGCCAGACCATGGCAACGTGGCGCACCGCGTTCCGCATGGGCCAGGATGACGTGGTCGTGCTGGCCGACAAGATCAACTACCTGGGCAATACCGGCCCGGCCAGCGTGCAGAAAATCAGCGAAGTGGTGAACCGGATCGGTGCGCTGGGCGAAGTGGCCGGCCTCGGCAGCGGGCCGCTGGCGGCGCTAGGCGCCACGGTAGCCGGCATGGGCATCGAGTCGGAGGTGTCGGCCACCGGCATCAAGAACATGCTGCTCACCCTCGGCTCCGGCTCGGCGGCGACCAAGCGCCAGCGCGCTGCCTTCGACGCGCTCGGCATCAGCGCCACCACCATGGCCCAGTCCATGCAGACCGATGCGGGAGGCGCGATCATCTCGGTGCTGGAGAAGCTGAAACAGCTGCCCAAGCACGAGCAGGCCGCCACCCTGGCCACCCTGTTTGGCCGTGAGTCTGTGGGCGCGATCGCGCCACTGCTGACCAACCTGGATCTGTTGAAGACCAACTTCGACAAGGTGACCGACGCGACGAAGTACGGCGGCTCGATGAACGCCGAATATGCCTCCCGCGTTGCCACCTCCGAAAACGCCCTGCAGCTGCTGAAAAATTCGGTCGGCGTCACCGCCCAGGCCATCGGCGAAACCCTGCTGCCCGACTTCAAAGTGCTGGCCGAGCGCACCGCCACGGTGGTCAAGCGGGTCATCGACTGGGTCCGCGCCAACCCCGAGCTGGTCAAGTCACTGGCCAAGGCCGCCATCGTCGGCACCACCCTGGTGACCGTGCTGGGTGGCCTGCTGGTGGGCGCCGGTGTGGTCGCCATGGCCTTCTCCCAGATCCATGGCGCTGTTGCCCTGCTCAGTTCCGGCGGCGGCATCGGCGGGCTGGTCACGCGCGTGGTGTCGCTGGGCGGCCGCGCGTTCCCGATGCTGCTCAACGTCGGCCGCATGCTGCTGCCACTGCTGGGCGGCATCAGCGCGCCGGTGCTGGCCATCGGCGCGGCCGTTGCGATGGTGGCGGTGCTGGTCTGGAAGTACTGGGGGCCGATCAAGGCCTTCATGGTGGGCATGTGGCAAGGCATCGGCGATGTGGTCGGCCCGATCCTTGATGAACTGAGCGCAGCACTGGCCCCGCTCGGCCCGGTGTGGGATCAGGTGGCCGATGCGATGGGCAAGGCGTGGGCGTGGGTCAAGCAGCTGTTCGCCCCGTTCCAGGCCACCACCGAGCAGCTGGCCGGCGCCACCGATGCCGGCCGCGGATTCGGGCAGATCCTGGCCACCGTGCTGACGGTGAACCTGCGCATGGCGGTGAAGGCCATCGGCTGGCTGGTGGAGGCCTTCATGTTCCTGCTGCCCGCGATCAAAGCCACGATGAGCGGTGCGTGGACATTCCTGCAGGGCGCTTGGGCGATGATCGTGGGCATCTTCACCCTCAACGGCGACAAGCTGCGCGAGGGCTTCGCGCAGACCTGGGAAGGCATCAGCACCCTGCTCGGCGGCTGGCCGGCAAAGATGATGCAGGCCGGCGTGGATATGGTGCGCGGCCTGATCAGCGGCATCGGCTCGATGGCCGGCAGCGTCCGTGATTCCATTGCCGGCGTGGCCGGCGGCGCTATCGATTCGTTCAAGGCGATGCTGGGCATCCACAGCCCGTCGCGGGTGTTCGCCCAGCTCGGCCACTTCACCATGCAGGGCCTGGCCGGCGGCCTCGACGGCGGCCAGGATCGCGCCCTGCAGTCCGTGGCGGGCCTTGGCGAGCGCATGAAGCGTGTTGGTGCAGGTATCGCCATGGCGGCCGCTACGGCGCCGGTGGTGCCCATGAGTTCTGCCCCGCTCATGGCTCCGTCCGCCGGCAGCGCCGGTAGCGGCGGAGCCGCTGGCAACACTTACCAGATCACCATCCATGCCGGCGCTGGCGCCGATGCGCAGGCCATTGCCCAGGCCGTGCGCGCCGAGCTGGACCGCCGCGACCGCGAGAGCGCCTCGCGCCACCACAGCCGCCTGACCGACTGAGGCCCCCGCAATGATGATGTCCCTTGGCACGTTCGTGTTTTCCCTGTCCACCGCCGCCTACCAGCAGCTGCAGCGGCAAACGTCCTGGCGCCACCCCACCAGTGAGCGCGTCGGCGCGCGCGCAGCGCGCCAGTATGTCGGCCCCGGTGAAGACACCATCGATCTGTCCGGCGTCATCCATGCCGAGCTGACCGAAGATTTGCTGTCACTGGACGTGCTGCGCGAGCTGGCCGACGAAGGCCGGCCGCTGGCGCTGGTCGAGGGCAGCGGCATCGTCTACGGCGGCTATGTGATCCTGTCGATCAACGAGACGCGCACCGAGTTCTTCTCTGATGGCGTGCCCCGGCGTATCGACTTCCAGCTGCAACTGGGCCGCGCCGAAGATGACGCGCAGGCCGGGGCCGCATGAACGCGCCCTACCCCGTCCCGGTCTGGCGCGCCACGCTGGACGGTGTGGATATCACCGAACGCCTGGCGCCGCGCTTACTGGACCTGACCCTGACCGAGAGCCGGGGCGATGAAGCCGACCAGGTGGATCTGCGCCTGCACGACCATGACGGCCGGCTCGCATTGCCACGGCGCGGCGTCACTCTGGCGCTGGCGTTCGGCTGGGCCGACACCGGCATGGTCAACAAGGGCACCTTCGTGGTCGATGAAGCCGAACACAGCGGCCCGCCCGACATCATCACCATCCGTGCCCGCAGTGCGGATCTGACCCACTCCACCCGCACCCGCCGCGAGCGCAGCTGGCACGACACCACGCTCGGCGCGGTGCTGCGCACCCTGGCCGGGGACCACTCGCTGAAAGCGGCGGTGGCGCCCGCGCTCGCGGCCATGCCGCTGGACCATCTGGACCAAGCCAACGAGAGCGATGTGAACCTGCTCACGCGGTTGGGCAAGCGCTTCGATGCGGTCGCCACGATCAAGGCCGGCACGCTGATCTTCAAACCCATCGACGGCACCACCACGGCGGACGGGCTGAGCCTGCCGGTGCAGCGGCTCACCCGCGCCTCGGGCGACTCGCACCGCTACGCCGTGGTGGATCGCGACGCGGTCACAGGCGTGCGTGCGTACTGGGGAGATCGCGGCGCCGCGCGGCGCAAGGCCGTGCTGGTGGGCAGCGACAAGAACGAGAAGAGGCTACAGGCCACGTATCCCACGGCAGCAGAAGCCCGGCAGCATGCCCAGGCCGAGTTCCAACGGCTGCAGCGCGGCACCGCCACGCTGTCCTTCAAGCTGGCGTTAGGGCGTGCCGATCTCTATCCCGGGCAGGCGCTGAACGTATCTGGCATCAAGCCTGAAATCGATGGGACCGACTGGCTGGTGGTGAAGTCAACGCACACCATTGACGGTGGCTCGGGATTTACCACGGCGCTTGAACTTGAGCGCGGGGCAACGGCGTAGGCGCCTGTCGGATTTGCCTCTACAGGCACCTTGCCTTTTTCGATACGGTGGCCGATGGCAACGATCAGCTGCCCAATATTTAGCTCGACGGTTTGCTACCGCGACGGTTCTTAGACCCAACTTGAAACGACACGTCGCCCTGTGTCACTGGCCCGGCGTTGACCTGTCCAGAGTTGTCTCCACCGACTATTGAGCCGCTCGCCGCGACTGCGGCCGCCGCCGACCCCAACACCGAAAGCGCTGCTCGGCGCAGCTCCGGCGAGGCCGCACGGAACTGGGCCAAGATCGACGCTTCGTCGTCGTGCAGCTCGGAGGGGAACCCCGTCAGCACGTAGCCGATATCGACCCCCAGCGGCTCCAGCTGATGCAGATACGCCGCAGTGGGCGAGTTCATGCCGTTTTCGTAGCGCATCTGCGTCTGGCGGTTCTTGCCCGCGCGCGTCCCCATCTCGGTCACGCTCATCTCTAGGCGCTCCCGTTCCAACCGAAGGCGCTGGCCTACACCGGCTTGCGGATCATCAATCAGTATCATTTTTCGAACACTCCCTGTTGACCTGTTCGTTTTTTCGAACTATCGTGGCGGCCGTACACAATAATCACACTTTGGTGCCCGATATGTCCAAACCTGTCCTAAAGACCGTTAAGGAAGTCCGCAAGGAACTTGACGAGAAGGGCATGTCCATCGCCGAGTTCGCGCGCGTCCACCATCTGGATCTGCGCGCGGTGTACTTGGTGCTGTCCGGACGGAACAAGGGGCGCCGAGGCGACGCGCACAAGGCTGCGGTGGTCATGGGTATCAAGGCCGGCACCATCGACGCCACGGCGAACTGAGGGGCACGCATGTCCGTACACGGCCCACGTCGGAAAGTTGTTTTCAGGTGCGACTTCTGCAAGTCACCGCTGGTCAAGCGCACCAGCCACCTGAGCCACGATCACCTGCGGCACGATTCGTTCGTCTGCTCCAACCCGGTGTGCTCGGCTGCTTACACCGGGCATACCGAGCTGACCGGCATTGCCAGCCCCAGCGGCCTGCCACAAGCCCCATCGTCCGACCTGCCCCCCAGCCCGGCATACGCTCGCGAGATTGCACTGCGGGCACACCGAATGCAGCACAGCGGCAACCAGCCAGACCTGCTGGACGCGTTGCCGATCACCACCGACCACTGAGGTAACAAACCATGCCCGTTCTTGAAATGGCGGCTCTGCCGCCAATGGCGAAGCTTTGCCTGCAATCCACGATCCGCTGCAACGGCTTGACCGTGACCGCCGCCGGCTACGTCGGCAGAGACACCACGCACGCTGCCGAACACGGCCAAGCCTACGCAACCAGCACGGTGTGGCAGCTGATGGCGCTGCGCCTTGTTCGCTCCAGTCCAGCCGACGAAGGCCTGGTCGAAGCAACCGACCTAGGCATCGAACTGAACGACTGCGGGCGCGTAGAGACGGAGACGCAGCCATGAACCACCGCGACGCGTGGTCCACCGCACAGGTGCCCTACTTCGTTCCCGGCCCTGCCGGCCACGTCCCCAGCGATCCAGCCAAGAAGGCCGAGGACGCAGCAACGCTGGCCGCGCAGGTCGCCGCGTTCCGCAAGGCAGGCGGCAAGGTCGAGGTGGTGACCACGCCGAGCCGCCGCACCCAGACGAACACCAGCAGCCGCACCCGCCGCACCGCCAAGGCCTGAACCCATCATGCAAGAAGACATCCGCCAGCAAGTCCTGCAGCGCATCGAGCGGGATTACGGCCTCAAGCATCGTGCCAGTACGGGCTACATGCGCGGGGGCAAATGCCCCTCCTGCGGCAAGAAGGAGCTGTACACCAGCCACCTCAAGCCGTGGGTGCTGCGCTGTGGCCGGCAGGCCAAGTGCGCACGCGAGGTCAGCGTCAAGGATGTCTATGAGGATCTGTTCGATGACTGGTCCAAGCGCCACGAGCGCACGGAGACGGCGCCCAATGCCGCCGCTGACGCCTACCTGCAGTATTCGCGCGGCTTCGACCTGGCCCCCCTGCGCGGCCTGTATACGCAGGAGAGCTACCACGATCGCAAGATCAACCAGGGCACCGCGACTGTGCGTTTCCCGCTCGCCAAAGGCGGGTACTGGGAGCGCCTGATCGACCGCGCTCACCGATTCGGTAAGCAGAAGGCGCGCTTCATGCCCGGCCAGAGCTATGCCGGCGTGTGGTGGATTGCACCTGCCGCCGAAGCGCTGCTGGCGACCGCGCGTGAGGTCTGGATCACCGAGGGCATCTTCGACGCCATCGCCCTGATGCTGCACGGAAACGCCGCCGCGTCGGGCATGTCGAGCAATGCTTTCCCCGAGCAGTCCCTGCGCGCTTTGCTCGATCTGCGCCGAAACGACCTGCCGACGCTGGTATGGGCCTATGACAACGAGCCGGCGGCGTGTGAATACATGCGCAAGCACGTTCGGCGGGCCGAGGTCATGGGCTTCAAGTGCCGCGCGGCGCTGATCCCCCAGCAGGCCGGAAAGAAGACCGACTGGAACGACCTGCACCTGCGCGCCCTGGCCGCGAGCGGGACCGCAGAGCAGCAAGCGCAGTGGGACGCTGACATTGCCGATGCCCGCTATCACGGGGACGTGCTGCTGGCCAGAACGGCCATCGATAAGGGCGTGCTGATGTACGCCCGCAGCCAGCGCAGAGAGTTCCACCTAGAACACCGCTCGCGCCTGTACTGGTTCCATTTCGACAGCACCAAGTTCGACAAGCTCTGCACCGAGCGGTCGAAGTCGAAGGAAGATCCAGATGAAGAGCTGGATGAAGGCGAGGCCGACAAGATCCGCCGCGCCTGCTGCAGCGTGGAAGAAATCGCCAACTGCTACCCCGAGGCCCTGTACTTCCAGAGCCATGAGAAGACCGACGAAAGCTGGTACTTCTTCCGGGTCAGCTTTCCCCATGACGCGCCGCCGGTAAAGGGCACCTTTACCGGTGCCCAGGTTGCCAGCGCCAGCGAGTTCAAGAAGCGCCTGATCAGCATGGCGCAGGGCGCCGTCTTCACCGGCAGCGGGCACCAGCTCGACTGCATCATTCGGGACGTGCTCTACAACATCACCAAGGTGCAGACCATCGACTTTGTCGGCTACAGCGCCGAGCACTCTTCCTACATCCTGGGCGACGTTGCGGTGCGCGACGGCGAACTGAGCATTGCCAATGCCGAGGATTATTTCGAATTCAAGAACCTGCGCGTGAAATCAACGCAGAAGTCCATCCGTCTGGATATTCAGCGCGATCCCGAGCAGTTCCGCACCGACTGGCTGCCCTGGTTGTGGACGTGCTTTGGCACCCACGGCATGGTCGCCCTGACATTCTGGTTCGGTTCGCTGTTCGCCAACCAGATCCGCAGCAGCACAAAGTCGTTCCCCTTCTTGGAAGCGACCGGTGAGGCCGGCGCCGGCAAGACCACCCTGCTGACCTTCCTGTGGAAGCTGTTGGGCCGCAGTGACTATGAGGGCTTCGACCCGGCCAAGTCATCGAAAGCCGGCCGCGCCCGCGCCATGGGCCAAATCTCCGGCATGCCGGTTGTGCTGCTGGAGGCCGACCGCAGCGACGCCGAGCGGGCACATGCAAAGTCGTTTGAATGGGACGAACTGAAGGACTACTTCGGCGGCGGCACGCTGGCAACGCGCGGCGTGCGCAACGGCGGCAACGACACCTACGAGCCGCCGTTCCTGGGCACCATCTGCATCAGCCAGAACGCTGCTGTGGATGGCAGCGAGGCAATCCTGACCCGTATCGTCAAGCTGCATTTCCGCAAACCGCAGGTGACGACTGAAAGCCGGATCGCGGCCGACAACCTCAACGGGCTGAGCGTCGAGGAATTGAGCCACTTCCTGATCAAGGCTGTGCGTGCCGAAGGCCAGGTGCTGGAAACGTTCAAGGAGCGCGCCCGCTTCTATGAGGCCAAGCTGCGTGATCGCGGCGAGCTGCGCATGGAGCGCGTCATCAAAAACCACGCGCAGATGCTGGCGCTGTTCGACGCCCTGCGCGTGGTGATGGAAATTCCCGAGGAGATTGTGGTCGCCACCCGCGAGGCGCTGGTGGCCGCGGCGATAGAGCGCCAGAGCGCGGTCAGTGCTGATAACGCCCTGGTCAACGAATTCTGGGAGGTGTACGACTACTTGGAATCGTTGAACGACGGCGGGCCGGGGGTCAACCACTCCCGCGATCCCAACAGGATCGCTATCAACCTAAATGAATTCGCCGCCAAGGCGGCGCATCATTCCCAGCAGCTGGCCGACCTAAAGGTGCTGCGCTCGCTGCTGCGCGATTCCCGCCGGCACAAGTGCCTGGACACGAACGTGGCCGTGAACAGCTCGTTTCGCATGGGGCAGATGGGTACGCCGGCGACGGTGAAGTGCTGGGTGTTCAAGGCATGAACACCCTCACCTCACGCGACCTTTTTGGTGGCCGTCTTCCGCGCCTTTGGCTTGCGCTTGACCGGCTTGCCGTTGCTGTCGATAGGGACCAGGCTCAGGCGGAACCCCAGCGAATTCGCCAGCTTGCTCAGGTTGCCCATGGTCGGGTTGCCCTCACCGCGCAGCATCTTGTAGAGCGTTTCGCGGGCAATGCCGGTGGTACGTGCCAGGTCCGCAATGTTGCGGGCGCGGGCCACGATGCCCAGCACAGAAGCGATAAAGGCCGCATCGTCGGGGGCTTCTTCCAGAGCCGCTTCGATGAAGAACGCGATGTCCTGGTCATCGACCAGGTGTTCGGCGGCGTCCCAGTCGTGCAGCTGCACTTTGTTGTTCATGGTGTCCTGCCTTGTGTGTTGTCTGTTATGTGGGTCTTCTGGCGGGCCGACCGGTCAGAGGTGACCGGCCAGCTTGCGTGCCTGCTCAATGTCGCGAGGCTGGGAATCCTTGTCGCCGCCGCACAGCAGGATGTAGGTGATGCCCGCGCGCTCGGTGTAGTACACGCGGTAACCGGGGCCGAAATCGATCTTCAACTCGGCCACCCCGCCGGTCAGCACGCGGTGCTTGCCGGGGTTGCCCTGCGCCAGCCGCTCGATGCGGATGGCGATGCGCTGCCGGCCCTGCCTGTCGCGCAGTCCCTTGAACCATTCGTTGAATTCGGTGGTGGTCTTGATCGTCGCCATGTGTCCATTATATTAGACACTTTTGCAGATGACAAGAGGCGTCGCCAGCAGGCCCGTGCATCCGGCCAACTGCCACTCGCTCATCGCAGAAATGCCTTGACAGCCGCAAAAAACGAGGGCAAAGTCCGCCGCAAGGAGATTAGAAACTCCAAGTCAGCGGCAACCGCGCCCGTAAGCATCGCGGTTTTTTTGCGCCTGCAATTCAAGCGCACCGACGCTCTTCTGCGTCGGGAGGGCGGCAGTAATACAACACCCGAAAGGGGAACACTGCCCGCCGGTCTGACTCCGGTTTCTAACCTCCCGACACCCTCGGTGCGGCGCGTAGAAACGTCTCCCCGAGGATTCAATCTCAAGTCAGGAGACGTCCCCTATGTCGCACGACACCCAAGTTGCGCCCGCCCAAGCCGCGCGCCAGATCGCACACTATTTCGGCCAGATCGCCGACACCACCGAATGGAATCACGCCTGTTGGCAGGCCCTTTTCTCGCGTCTGATCGGCGCAGGAAAGGCGCCGGAGGCGCTGACGCTGGGCGAAATACAGATCGCCATCGACCAGGTGCATGTCGCCTGGGGCGACGCGTGCGCGCCACATCCGCTGACCAGCCCGAGGGCGCGGTCATGAGTGCCTACATCCGCGCCGCATCGCGCACGCCGGCCGAGGTGCTGAACAGCCTCCACTACCGCGTGCATGAACTGGATATCGACCGGCTCTGGCAGGCACAGCAGGCAGTGGATCTGCTCGCGCTGCTGGATACCAGCCAGCCCTCTCCTTTCACCCTCGATCACGTCGCCGCAGTCGCCGCATACGTCGCAGACGATCTGCGCCAGGTGCTGGGCAACGCCCACCGCGCCGGCGGCACGCCAGACGAAGACCTGGCCGACACCCTGTAACAAGTGGGTCCGGCCGGTGGCGCGCCAACGCCACCGCTGGGCCTTCCCACCACGAAGCTCGGAGAAGAGCCATGAACCAGCAGACTGAGTTGCACCCAGCCACCGCCGCATGTTCGCAGGGGGCCGACACCGGACCCGGTGCGCAGGCTATCACGCACCAGGGTTTCGACCTTGCACAGCACCCCGACAGCACTGCCGAGGTGCTGATCAAGGTCAGCCACGATGCAATCGTCGTCATCGCTACTCTGACCATGGGCACCGTCCGCACGGTCGAGCAACGCTGGCATCGCCGCAGCCGCAACAGTTGGGTGCTGGACGGGGGCCCACCCATCTTCGAATACGAAAAAGACGCCATCAGCCCTGACCTGGCCGACTTCCTCGACCGGATCGGCGTCCCCATGGCCGTCGCCAACATGCTCCCCCGGCCTGCAAGTGAGGCAGCAGCCGCGGCTATCGCTGCGGCAGCCCTGGCGGTGACCAATGGCTGATTTTGAGATCCTGCACGCCGGCATGTTTTCCGGACTCGGTGCCGGCGCCAAGGGCTTCAACGACGCTCGCCCCGACATCGGAACCGCACACGGCCACTATCGGTGCCTGGGCGGCATCGATGTGGACCCGGCTGCGATTGCAGACTTCAACCGAATCGCTGGTGTTCCCGGCACGGTGATGGACCTCTTCGACCGCGATCAGTACCGGGCATTCTGGGGTTGCGAGCCGCCGAAGGGATGGCGGGAGGCGACCGTGGTAGACATCCACCGCGCGTTCGGCGGCGAGCGCCCGCACGTCATGTTCCTGTCGGCGCCATGCAAAGGGTTCTCGGGCCTGATGGCCGAGAGCAAGAGCCGCACGGACAAGTACCAGGCCCTCAATCGGCTCACCCTGCGCGGCATCTTTCTCATGTGCGAGGCGTACAAGGACGACCCAATCGAGATGCTGCTGTTCGAGAACGTGCCGCGCATTGCTTCACGCGGCCGGCAGCTGTTGGATCAGATCACCGCGCTCCTGCGCTCCTACGGCTACGTGGTGGCCGAGACGACCCACGACTGCGGCGAACTTGGCGGGCTGGCACAGAGCCGCAAGCGATTCCTGCTGGTGGCGCGCCATGCCGAGAAGGTTCCGCCGTTCCTGTACGAGCCGGTGACACGTCCGCTGCAGGCCGTGGGCACCGTCCTGTCGCGGATGGCACATGCCGGCGACGTGGACCGCGCAGGACCGATGCATCGCGTCCCTGCATTACAGTGGAAGACGTGGGTGCGACTGGCCTTCGTGGAAGCGGGAAGCGACTGGCGCAGCCTCAATCGGCTCGCGGTTGAAGATGGCGTCCTGCGTGACTACCGGGTGGTTCCGGAGAATCTGGCCTCCGCATCTGGCCTCAATCGCTGTCGCGTAAATGACCCTCGGGCAGCTGCCGGCGCCGCGCAGTATCAACAGTTCGGCGTAATGCGGATGGGCGACACCGCCGGAGCAATTATCGGCGTGAAGTCACCTGGGCAGGGCACGTTCTCGGTCGCAGATCCGCGCCACGGCGGGCCGGCAAAGCACAACAACGAGTACCGGATCGTGCCGTGGCAGGCCGAGGCGGGCGCGGTGACTAGCGCCCATGGGAGCGGTCAATGCGTGCAAGATCCTCGTGCGCTCGGCGTATTCAAAGGGGCTGGAAAGTACCCCGTTACCCCGTTCGACGCACCCTCTCGCACCGTGATCGCACGCAGCGACACCGGTCATGGTGCTTTCGCAGTCGCCGACCCAAGGCCCGCCAATCAGCGAAAGCAGGGCGACGCATACCTCACCAATGGGCATTACGGCGTTGTGCGCTGGGACGCGCCCAGCGGCGCCGTGAGCGCTTCCGCAGGGCATGACAACGGTCGTTGGTCGGTGGCCGATCCGCGCCTGCCGAACCCTCGCGAGAACCTGGTGTGCGTCATCCGTAGCCTGGACGGGACTTGGCATCGTCCATTCACGACACTGGAGCTTGCAGCACTCCAGTCGCTGATCGATCCCGAGGAAAAGCTGGAGCTTGATGGCATGAGCGACCAGGCGTGGCGCGAGCGCATAGGCAACGCTGTGCCCCCGGCAGCTGCACGCGCTATCGCCGAAGAGATCGGCCGCACGCTATTGCTCGCCTGGACGGGGCAGACGTTCGCGCTATCAAGCACGCCTATTTGGGTCCGCGATGTCGCGGTAGCGATGGCAATGCCAGGGGAGGTTCGCCAATGAAATACGCCACGACCCAGCGGCAGGTAACTGCCCCTTGGCCACTCCCGCCGTGCAAGGCGGGGCACAGTGCCCGATTGATGGAAGACCGCCGCTGCGCAGCTGCCGGCGGCGGCCACTTCATCGAATGCCAGTGCGGCCGCACGAAGAAACACCCCGGCCCCCACCTGGCCCTGCAGGAGTGGACGCGCCTGTACGGTCGAGCGGTGCCGATTCCGGCCGATGCCAAGAATGTGATCCAGCTCGGGCTGGGCCTGGGCGATAGAAGTACCGGGTGATGGATGACGCAATGGAGGAACGGCGGCGGGTCTGCGAGGCCCGCCACTGGATCAGGCAGGGATACAACAGCGGCAGGTGGGTGGACGAACTGATAGCACGCATCGCGGGGAAACGTGGTCCCGCTGCCGCCGAAGTCCTGCGGGAAGAAATGCGCCGGCAGTGGGTATGCCGGCGCGAGTGGATGGAGGCGTCCGAGCTTTGAGCAGCCGCATTGTGCAATTCAACGTCCTGCAGGAACTGTGCACTCCCCACGGCCCGCCACCCCGAGCGGCGACCGTGCGGCGGTGGGCAGACCGGCAGGGTATCCGGTACAAGTACGACCGCCACGGCGGGATCTGGACCACGCTCGACGCCCTGAACGCGGCGCTGGGCCTGGTCGATCCGCACCAGCACGAAGAACGGGAAGAGGACAACATCTGATGACACGCGGCAGAAAAAGGAAGTTCAACCCGGCGATACCGGGGCACATCGAGCAGGATGCCTTGCCGAAGGGGATCTACTGGCACGACGACCGCTGGTTCGTGTATGAAGATCACGCGGAGGGCGGCCGGCGCGTGAAGCGCACGGTCGCCCACGCGAGCGCGCGCTTGTCCGACCTGCATGCCATCGTGGAATCACTGACCACAGGCCAGCAGCGCGGAACGGTGCGCTACCTGTTCGACCGCTTCCATGAATCCAGCGAGTTCAAGGAACTGAGCCTAGAGTCCCAGGCCGACTACAGGCGCTACGCCGACAGCTTGGCCAACTACATCCGCAAGGACGGCACGCCGTTCGGCAGCATGCCGGTCGACCGCATCACCACCCCGGTCGTGCAGCGCCTGGTCGAGGTGTTCGCCAATGGCCGGCCGGCTACGCGGAACCAGCCCGCTCTGCCACCGTTTCCGAGCAAGGCAAATCACCAGTTCCGCTACCTACGCCGCACGCTCGCGTGGGGCGTGCGCCACGGCTACTGCAAGCACAACCCTGCAACCGGCGTGCGCCAGGCCAAAGAAGCGAGCGAACACAAGATGCCCACGCCCGACGCGTTCGCCAAGGTGTTGGCCTTTGCACACGAGCGCGGCGCCAGGGCGCCCCACACCAAGGGCAGCTGCCCCGGATACCTTGCACCAGCCATGGTGCTGGCTTTCAGCGCACGCCTGCGCGGGATCGAGGTATGCACGCTGACCGACGCCCACCGACTTGACCAGGGCGTGCATGGCGACCGGCGGAAAGGCTCGCGCGCGTCGATCACCGAGTGGAACGACGAAATGACCGAAGCGTGGGAGGCGCTGGTGGCCCGGCGCAATGCCATCTGGAACCGCGAGGGCCGCAACTTCGCCATCCCGATACGGCCGGAGCAGCGCTTTCTGCTGGTCGAGCAGACCGGCAACCCGATTGCCCGATCATCCGTGTCCAGCGCGTGGCAACGCTTCATCCACATGGCGATGCGCGAGGGTGTGATCGAGGAAAGCGAACGCTTCTCCATGCATGGCCTCAAGCACCGTGGCGTCACCGACACTGCCGGCAACCGAGGCGACAAGCAGGACGCGGCCGGGCACAAGTCGCCGACGACGACAGGCCGGTACGACCACAGCGTACCGGTCGTGAAACCACCTCGCAGGCGCTGA